CTGATAGCGACTATTCTGTCAATTCTGACAGCGTATGCCGCTTTTTATTTTGTCTGCTACTGGATAGCGGACTATTGTTTAAGGACTTACTTGTAACTGATGAAAAAAAATACACGATTATGAAACCAAGAAAACAACTAATTGACGCCGCCGTAGCCAATGGTAGCATTGACAGAATGAACATGTTGCTATCCGCTGCACACCTGCTGAACTGTGAAGCCAACAGCTTGGTGGAAGAAGCGAGCGACTTAATGGCTGAAAACGGTCTTCTGCTTGGAGACTTGAAGAAGCTGCACAGCGACTTTGTAAGAGTTGCTGACAAGTATTTCAAAGAGTTCGCCACCCTTGTCACTACCGATACTGCCAAGATGGATCTGTTCTCTGACCTTGACGGATTCGACAAGTCGTTCAGGGAATGGGCGAAAGTTCCTAATGATTGGAAACCTAAAGAAGTGAAACAATGAAAGAATATATAGAATTTTTAAAAGACAAGATGGCCATCAGCCATCAGACCGGATTTGAAGTCAATCCGGATGAATTAACCCCGTCGTTATATCCCCATGTCAAAGATACAGTCCGCTGGGCGGTATCCGGCGGTTGTCGTGCGATATTCTCCAGTTTCGGTATGCAGAAAACCGTTACTCAGTTGGAGATACTTCGGGTAGTCCTGAAACACAAAGGTGGCAAAGGACTGATAGTATGTCCCAAGCGTGTAGTGGTTGAGTTCCTTACACAAGCGGAACAACATCTGCACATGAAAGTGACCTATGTACGAACTATGGCTGATGTGATGATATGTCCGACTGACATCATGGTTACGAACTACGAGCGTGTGCGCGACGGTGAAGATGGTGTAAGAATAGAACCTTCCTACTTCACCGCAACATCATTGGATGAAGCGAGTGTACTGCGTGGTTTCGGTACTAAGACCTACCAGGAGTTCCTTCCCTTGTTTGCGGATGTTTCCTACCGCTTTGTAGCCACCGCCACGCCATCGCCCAACAGATACAAGGAGCTGATACATTATGCCGGTTATCTCGGTGTGATGGATACCGGGCAGGCGCTTACCCGTTTCTTTCAGCGTGACAGCACGAAGGCGAATAACCTCACTCTTTATCCGCACAAGGAGAAGGAGTTCTGGCTGTGGGTAAGTACATGGGCGTTGTTCCTCACTAGACCGTCCGACCTCGGTTACCCCGATACCGGATATGAATTGCCGGAACTGCGTGTACATGAGGAAGTGGTTAGTGTTGACAACTCCACTGCCGGAACCGACCGTGACGGACAAGTGAAGATGTTCCGTGAGGCTGCTCTCGGACTTGCCGACGCAGCGAAAGAACGTCGGGACAACATGCAGGAAAAGATTGCCCGTGTGGTGGAAATCATTAACCGTCCTGAAAACAAGGACGACCATTTCCTTTTATGGCATGACTTGGAAAATGAACGGAAGGCATTATGTGACGCCATACCCGGATGTAAGGCTGTATATGGTTCACAGGATGATGATGAAGCGGACAAGGTGATAGCGGATTTCAAAGACGGCCGTCTGAAATATCTGGCTGCCAAACCGGAGATGCTCGGTGAGGGTTTGAACTTCCAGTATCACTGCCACAAGGCAATCATGTTCATCGACTACCGTTTCAATGACAAATTCCAGGCAATAGCCCGTATCTACCGGTTTATGCAGCAGCATCCGGTTGATCTTTATCTGGTCTATGCGGAAAGCGAGGGAGAGATATACAAGAGCTTCATGCAGAAGTGGGCGCAACACCGCCAGATGGTAGCCAAGATGACCGATATAGTCCGCGAGAACGGTTTGTTCGGTTTGCAGGCAGAGGAAAAGATGATGCGGTGGATGTTTGCCAGCCGTGAAGAAAAGGCCGGTAAGCTGTGGAAGGCTATCAATAACGACAATGTTCTTGAATGTCAGAAAATGGAAAATAATTCAGTAGACCTGATTGTAACCAGTATCCCGTTCTCCAACCATTACGAGTACACTCCGACCTATAATGACTTCGGGCATAATGAGGACAATAGCAAGTTCTTCGAGCAGATGGATTACCTTACTCCTGAATTGATGCGCATATTGAAGCCTGGCCGGTTGGCTTGTATTCATGTGAAAGACCGCGTACTGTTCGGTAACACCACGGGTGACGGCATGCCCACTATTGACCCGTTCAGCGAAATGACAGTGTTCCACTACATGAAACACGGGTTCCGCTACATGGGGCGTATTACAGTGGATACGGATGTAGTAAGGGAGAATAACCAGACTTATCGACTTGGCTATACTGAAATGTGTAAGGACGGTTCAAAGATGGGTATCGGTTGCCCGGAATATGTTCTTCTTTTCCGCAAGTTGCCTTCCGACACCTCACGGGCTTATGCTGATTTGCCGGTAACAAAAAACAAGAGTGAATATTCGCTTGCCCGTTGGCAGATAGATGCGCATGCAAGTTGGAAATCTTCTGGTAACTCTCTGTTGAGTTACGAGGATATGAAAGGTGCCGGTATTGATAAAATACGCCATTTGTTCAGGAATTATGAACGCGAGCATATATATAACTACGAGGAACATGTATCATTTGCTGAGGAATTGGAAGCCTACGGAAAGCTGCCTAAAACGTTCATGGCCGTTGACCCGGTAAGCAAGAAGCCGTGGATATGGGATGATGTTACCCGGATGCGCACACTCAATACGAGGCAGTCGCAGAAGAAACGGCAGAACCACATCTGCCCACTTCAGCTGGATATTGTCGAAAGACTAATTGAACGGTATTCAAATAAGGGTGAACTGGTATTCGACCCGTTCGGTGGTATCGGAACCGTTCCTTATTGTGCTGTTAATTTAGGACGTAAAGGATTATCCACTGAACTGAATTACGATTACTGGAAAGATAGCCTTTCATATCTATATGAAGCAGAAATGGAAGTAAGCGCGCCCACGTTGTTTGACTTATTGGATGATGCAGTATGAATGTTCATCAGACAATTCCCCGCTCCGATTGCACCTTTTTCGCCAAATGTGGCAAGCATTCCCTTGCCTATTGCCGGAAGTACGGTACATCCGAATGTGGGTCATGTGAAATAGTGAAACGGAAACCGAGGAACCGGGTGATGGTGGACGGTGTAGAACGCAAGGTATGTAGCCGCTGTAAAAGACTGCTTTTGCTATCCTGCTTCTATGACAGGACAATCTACCGCAACGGAAAGGCGTATCACATCAAGACATCATGGTGCAAGATGTGTGTTTCGGAAGACAATCGGGAACGGAATGAAAGAAAGAAATCGAATTAAAAATAATCTATATGATAATAGCATGGTTTTCTTGCGGTGTAACATCCGCAGTAGCTTGTAAAATAGCATTGAGCCTGTATGAAGATGTACAGCTCTACTACATCGAGACTGGCTCCGGTCATCCTGACAATCACCGTTTTATTATTGACTGTGAAAAGTGGTACGGCCAGTCGATTCATACTATCAGAAGTGACAAGTATCTTAATGTAGAAGATGTATTGACTAAGAAAAGATTTATTAACGGCCCTACCGGTGCCGCTTGTACATTTGAACTAAAGAAACAAGTCCGTTACAAGTTAGAAAAAGAGTTGGGGGATTGGGACGGTCAAGTCTGGGGATTTGATTTTGACCCGAAAGAGATTAACCGTGCCATTCGCCTAAAGCAACAATATCCGGATACAAAGCCGTTATTCCCGCTTATTGAAAGACAGATAACCAAAAAGGATGCAATGGGTATGCTATGGAAAGCTGGCATTGAAATCCCTGCCATGTACAAGATGGGTTACAATAACAACAACTGCATCGGTTGTGTGAAAGGTGGTATGGGCTATTGGAATAAGATACGGAAAGACTTCCCGGAGGTATTCAACCGAATGGCAGTAATTGAACGAGAAGTGGGTGCAACGTGTCTGAAAGACAAATCGGGAAAAATATTTCTTGATGAGCTTTCTCCTAACCGTGGAGAAATACCAGAAGAAATCATGCCTGATTGTTCTCTTATTTGCCAAATAGAATTCCAAGGAATAATAGACAGGCAGGTAGAGCGAGTTTTGAAAGGAGAAATTCACATTAATGACGTAACATGAAGAAAAGAATAGAAAAAAAGATGCAGAAACACCCGCACAGATACAAATTGCATCAGTATTTGAAGTGTGCCCGCCAATGGTGTTTCGCTCTGGCATATAAGGGTAAACTATACACGTTGTTAGACGATGGTAGAATTGTAAAGGAGAACGATTGTTTATGAAACGCCTAATTGATGCCATTATAAAGAAATGGTTCTGTTGCCACGAGTGGGAATACTTATTTGAGAGGAGAGTTGAAGTTGTTGATGATTGGGGCGATAGCAGTTGGTACACTATCCGTCACTACTTCTGCAAAAAGTGTGGTAAATATAAGAAAATTAAAAGTCATTGATTATGAAACAGACAGTAGAAGAAGCAGCCAACAACTATCTCCAAAAGATATTGGAATCAAGCGATTTTGAGATAAACTTTGAAGAAGATAATTATGATGCCGGTGCTCGCGATGCAATACTTGATGTAACAGAACGGGCTTATATAGCTGGTGCTGGATGGCAGGCAAAGCAATCTCCGTGGATAAGCGTTGAGGAACGGTTGCCGGAAGAAAATGAGAATATCATTATCATGTGCAAGCATGGCGCAATATTTAATGGCACATACTGTAATGGAGTATGGTTCTGTATGGACGGTTATATCAATGATATATACAAAGACAGTCCTATTTATACTTCAATGAGCAGTATACCTCCATTATGGGAGCCTGTGGCATGGTTTCCCATCCCCTCTTTCGATGAGATACTTGAAGCCAACAAGGATGTACTGGAACGGATTAAGGAGAAAGGAGATTGAATTATGTTTAGGACAAAAAAAGATGAAAAATTAAGATTGGACTTAGTGAAACAAGCTGGGTTCACATTAGACGAAGTACCATTGGTTTATGCTTTCATAAAGGGGGCTGATGAAGCACTGTCGGAGTTGCAAGAGTTCCGACAGTGGAAAATGTACAAAGAAAAGCAAAAGGTTGGATACAATCTTTAGGCTTTCTCTACAAGCAATGAGATAACAAATACTGGATAAGGCTGTCCGTCTTTTCCGATTTGATGGTTGAATGTAGTAGAAACAATCTGTTTCACAGTCCACCCATTTTCGTTTAATTGCTTGGTTACATCATCTAAATTCATTCCATAGGAATCAATGACGTTGAAACGTCGAGAGAAAGTTAGAACTCTTTGTTGCATAATCATAAATGTTTAAAATTAGACAAAAACAAAAGTAGAAATTAAAAGGGGTATATCCAATATTCATAATGATTAAGTTTAAAATTAGACACTTTACTCCTTTTCATAGGATATACCCCTTGTTTAAATTTGGTTAGGTATGGAAGTAAAGAACGGAATAATAATAGACGGGGTGCTGCATGAAGCGGTGCATGATAAAATTGGCTGTAAAAGATGCTCGCTACTATCTGTGTGTCATGAGTTTAATGTTGTTTGTGCCGTTATTGGTTGTGAGGGCTTTGTCAATCGTGGCAAAGTAACTGTTACACTTTCTCGTGAAGTATCTAAAAACGTTGGAGAAATAATCAAAAATAGATAAGGAGGAATAACTATGGGATTTACAACACCGTGTTTCATAAGAAAGAATACACCGGAGCTTCGGAAGAAGTTGGAAGAATTGAGGTATTCACATGGTAAGCCTAAATATTATGCAGATGATGATGATAATAAGTATGATTTTATTATGTGTCACAATGGAAGGTTCTTTTTACTATCCCAAGAGAACCATGTGATAAGGAATAAATATGGAAGTATTGATTGCGGAACCAACGAAGAGCTTTTCTTAGCTATCGCTTCATTGAGAGATGATACAGATGATAATCAACTATTCACCAATGGTAAGGGCGATTGGGGTATATATCGGGATGGCTCTGATGGCAGTTTATCTGGAATGGATTTCTATGGGATGCCTAATGATTTTAACTTATTATATTATCATAAGGCTACCATAAACGAACTGATTGAACATTTTAATAAAAGTTAATTATGACCGAAGAACTTGTAACATTAGAGACTGCGAAGCTGCTGAAAGAGAAAGGCTTTAATGAAAGAACATTGTTTGCTTATAAAAATAATGGAAATTTATACCAAGACTTTAATAGAATTAGATTGAGTTATAATTCGCTTCCTGTTCCAGAATTATGCGAAAATTTCTGTGCATGTGAAAGTGATAATCCATGTTATAAATGTGGTACAGCCGTATATTTAACGTCTGCACCAAATCAATCATTTGCCCAAAAGTGGCTGCGTGAAACCAAGAACCTGCACGTTGAAGTATCCTATATGCATGGGGATTATTGGATATATGACATACTGACAATTCCGGAACATGATTTAGTGGGATTATCCGACAGACCTTTAGTGCGTTATAAAAGCTACGAGGAAGCATTGGAAGCCGGAATACAAGAAGCATTAAAACTTATATAATTATGAAAGCAAACCTAATATTTTTTCTTGCGATATTCATCATATCAGCATTATTCATCGGTCATTTCCGGTTGACATTCTCACCGTTCAGTGTATCCCTGCCCTATTGGCATAGGACTGTAGGAGTTATTCTTATCGTTGCAGGATGCTTGGTTTACAACATAGGTGAGCATATATCAGGCTACAAGAAAGGACTGGATGAAGGTATGGAGATTGTTTTGAAAGAGTTAAAAAAAAGATACAATGAAGAAGATAATGTTCAATGATAAATATAGCCTAACCCAGGCTGTATTGGATGGTCGGAAGACGCAGACCCGAAGAGTCATCAAATATCCGAGAGAATTTAAAGGGGAATGGGTAGCCGGATTCAACATACATATACGTCAGTCCGATAAGAAAGTAGTTGGCTGGCCATGTATGTACGATGCAGACGAACGTGAGTTTGACGAAGGAGAAATCCTGCCACGATACAAGGTAGGCGAAATCGTAGCCGTTGCGCAGAGCTATGCTGACATAGGCATAGAGCCTTTCGCTTTTTGCGAAGCAGCTTGGCGCAATAAAATGTTTGTGAAAGCCGAACTGATGCCGTATCAGATTAAGATAACCAACGTCCGCATACAGCGATTGCAGGATATTTCTGATGAAGATTGCTTGCGTGAGGGCATTGAACTGAACACTCGCCAATATGAATATGATGGAACAAAAAAATATTGCGTCTGTGGATTGGGACATTGGCGAGCGATTGGCTGCACCGACTTTGATACTCCTCATGAAGCCTTTGCCGCCCTCATAGATAAAGTATCCGGCAAAGGTACGTGGGAGTCCAATCCTTATGTATTTGTTTACGAATTTGAATTAGTTGATTAACCATGAATAGAAAAGAATACCAGGAACACTGCAAGCATTACAGCCCCTACAGTGGGCAATGCTACAAAAAGTCATTCATATCGGGCATAGCAAATAATGTACATGTGAACATGCGGTGTGACGGGAAATGTCCCCGTATGAGTAATTACGATAAGAGAAATGGAATATTAACTGATAAAGAAAGAACAGATGAATCTAAATGAATTGCGCGACCGCGCTTATCAAACCGCTTGCGACCACGGTTTCCACGATGAAGAATTGAGTAACGAACACTGCCTTTGTCTTGTAATTTCAGAGCTTATGGAAGCCGTGGAAGCGGATAGAAAGGGAAGATCAGGAAAGAAATGTAAATCACGTTTTGAAATGGACTATAATCGCTATCCTGCATTAGTGGAAGAAGAAAAGCGATTTAAGTGTTCCTTTGAAAAGAATGTAAAAGATTCACTTCCCGATGAACTGGCCGATGCTGTAATCCGCTTGCTTGACCTTGCAGGGCTTCGAAATTTCAACCTCAATAGATTTTCGCCTGTTAACGTGGTTTTAAGGGGGAAAACTTTCACGGAAAATATATATGCTATCGTAAAAGAAATAATGGACAGTAAATATTCATTGGAAGAACAAGTTAATTATGTGATTACACAAGTGTTCGCTCTGGCTGATATTCTTGGCGTAGATTTACTCTGGCATATCAATCAGAAGATAAGATACAATGAATTGAGAGAAAACAAACATGGAAAGAAGTATTGATTATGAAGCGTGAAATAAAATTCAGAGGAAAAAGTGTTGATAATAATGAATGGGTGTATGGCGATTTAATTCATATTGGAAATGGATGTATTATATATCAAGGTTCACAAAGTGATTATGAAATTATCAACAAGACAGGTGTAGCTATCGAATTATTCGATGATGAGGTTTCAGTTGTACGTCCAGAGACGTTAGGTCAGTTCACGGGCTTGTGCGACAAGAATAGAAAGGAAATCTATGAGGGCGATATTGTCCGTATGAGTTATGTTGCTGAAATTTGTACCGCTGATGACTGCTATGAAGAAGAAGGCAAATATGTTGGAGTTGCTGCGATAACTGCAAACAAAGGTGTCTGTCTTAATCCTTGTGTAAAAAATGGGCTCTACAACACCAAGTATAAACCATTGTCCGCTTATAGGAGTGAGGTGATAGGTAATATTTACGATAACCCTGATTTGATAAAATAGTAAAAGTAATGAAAAGAATACCATATAACACTTCTGATTCTGACATTTTTCCCCGTATTGCCAAAGTTGCCAAGAATGGCACTTTTGATGGAATGGAAATGACAGACTATTTTGAAAATTGCCGTTGGTTTGTAGAAAGGTACGATTGCATTATAATCTTAACCCGTGATGTTGGGTATCATTCTTCCGGTTGGTGGAAGAACCCGGATTATGAGCGGTGCTATCATTTATCCATTTCCTTTCCCAGTGGATTAAACCGCAAAAAGTTGGAATATATTTTGGAAAAGTTCTTCGGTAATAATCGCCGTTTATTGTGGTGTGAAGCTCCATACAGTGAACAGGGAAAACGGAATGAAGTATATCATTACCGCTTGTTTTGTGATAAAAATTGGCAACCAATAATGCCACGTGGAGAAGTCTATTCCAAACAGTTTACTGAATTGGGATGGAAATCATTTTCCGAATTACATAACCGATAATCAAAATGAACAGACTGGAACACATCGCTACCATTGATTTCTGCTACTGGCGATTAGAAAAATTAAATGAAACTCTTTCCAAGCCTAAATCAAACATCGAAATACTGATTGACAACGCTTGCGGCTACAACGAAGTGGAAGACGTGAAAAAGGAAACTATAATCCTTTTGGAACAGATTGTTGAAAGCAAAAAGGCTATCGGTGCGGATTATTCGGGCGATAGTGAGTTTCTTGATAAATTGAAAAGCAAATAAGTGTATGAATAAAAAGGGATGCCTGTACATCCCCACAAAACAGCATTACGCCACTTTCTTACTATCTACCAAGAAAGAAAAGTATTTGGAATGTTTTGGATAAATCCGCTTACCGTTCTTTATGATATAGCGACAGAAAATACGAGTTTTGCCGTTTTCATCTTGCGTTTTAACAGTCATATAATACACCTCCTCTCCGTTTTGCCTGCTAACCTGTATTAGCAGGCTTCAAGCTGCACCCTGTCAAGTGCAACTAAAAAAAGCCCAAAGTTACAGGACATTGGGCTTAATGTCTTTTCTCAACGAGAACGGACAAGAGGGTGGCGAATGACAGTTCGCCGGATTGGAGGTGTTATACTCCTGTTAAAACGCGATGCAAATATAGTTTGTATTGAAATAACAAGTGAGTTTATTAACGATTTTAATAGTCAAATTAACACATGAGCAAACTATACAAAGTAATCCTCTTTGGCAAATCATTCCTGGCTGGGCGGTTCAGCCATGCGGACAATTGGTCTCATAAATTTGAAATAATACGTTGAACATGAAAGTTATATTTCTCGATATAGACGGAGTGATTTCCACGCAAAAATCGCATTATGCACTTGATAAAGATGCGTGTGATTTACTTGGAAAGATTATAGATGCTACGGATGCCAAGATTGTCATTTCTTCGTCTTGGAGAAGAAACACAGTAGAAGATACGAAATGCGAGCTTACTACCATAGGGCATTTGGTTCCTTTCCCGTTTCCATACGCAAATAGGATTATAGGAGTAACTATAAGAGCGTATGCCTACGTTATGCAAGGTGTCCATCTTGGCATTCCTCGTGGCGTTGAGATAAAACAATGGATTGACACCCATGTTCACTCTGAAAATGGGAAAAACTGGAACTATAAAGAAATTGGAGATGATTTTAACTACGTGATACTTGACGATGACAGTGATATGCTTCTTGAACAAGCAGAGCACTTTATTCAGACCGATACAATAAACGGTATAAGTGAAAAAGATGTTGAACGCGCTATTAAAATATTGAACCAATGAGAAAAGCCGAAAGAATAATCAGAGACAGACATTCCCGCATCCCGGATAAACACAAGAAGGTTGACCCTACTGTTAACGGGGATGTGGAAAACCTTGCCGAACAACACAAGGAAGTGGAAAGAAGGCTGTTTCCTCTGAGGCTTAGCAAGACTACCGTTATCTACGTGACAAAACAAGCTTACCCCTGAATATGCAGAAAAGAAGCGAAAACTATTCAATTCTATTTCAGCGATTGAAAAGAAGGGTGGAGGATACCAGGTAACAGTTGATGTCGAAGAAGTAAGGGAACTTGTTGTCAGCGGTATGCGCCTGAAGGATATTGCAAAGAAATTGGGAGTGAGTAGAACCACTATTGATAACTATATAAAGAAGTATGATTTGAGAAATGGAAAAAGATGAAACAGTTTGGACTGATGCAAAGTGTGCAGCCCTTCGAGTTGAGTTCCTTACCAGTCGTGAGGAACTCTTTTTGTATGCAAAAGCCATCTATTCCGCAATGATGTGGGGTAGGGAAGTGAACGAGAAAAATCGGATTATTCAGGGAAAAAATAAGTCTGTAAAATAAAAAAAGGAGAACCAAGCGCACGACCACTCAATCCTCCCTCACACGATTATGATGCAAATATACTATTTTTCTATAAAAATAATCGTGTTATGGAGCTGGATTTTAATAAAATCATTCGTCTTAAAAAGATTCGTATCGAGAAATCAGAACTTTCAGAGGAAGAAAACGCCTTGACCGCCCCAATTTTGAAAGACAAAAGCCTTATCCATGAAATCTACAAAATATTCGTTGAGTTGCTGAATGAGAGAGGATGTCCGCCGAATATTGACAGTGTAACCCAGCGGAAAAAGTTCATTTTCATCATCTTGTATCTGTTTTCTCCAAGCTCGCTCGCCGGTGGGAAAATGACATCAGGGTTGCGTCCGGAAATAGCAAAGGTTCTTGGCGTTCAATCAGAATGTACCATTTCCGACAATTGTGCTGATGTCGTGTTTCTCTATCAGAATTATGGGGATTTCAGTGGAGATATAGAGTATCTTTACACCGAAATCGTAAATCGGTTAAAATTCAAAGGGCTAATCAATTAGGAGCCGGAGTTTAGTGCTCCGGCTCATTAATTCTTTAATTGATATTTGCCATGAAATAATATTTCAATAATTGGTTTATTTGTCAACTCTCCACTCCAATATTTTGTTGCAGATTGAATAATGTCTTTGGAGGTAAATGTCTCTATTTCCAGTTGTTCGAGCCAATTCATATCTCCTTTAAAAGAGGCGTATTCTTCTATTATATCTATATTATAGATTTGAGCAAATGAAATTCCTTGCGTCTTGATATAATATTGACAATCATTTGTGTTTGTGAAAAAATATGCAGAATTTAGTCTTCCGGTACGGATTGATTTTCCTTGTTGGTTTAAATATAATCTTATAGCTTCATAACAATAAGGATAAATACAGCTCAAATGTAAAGGATTCCATGCGTTAAAATGTATTTTCTTTTGTTGATAGTGTTTACTAAATACAGCCAATATACTTTTGATAATAATTGATGGTATGTATGTGCCATTGTATGAAAAACAGTCATTTTTTATGTCTTGCTCATAAAGGGTATAGTAATTTATTAGAGTATTTGCCATAGCAAAAGTGCTTGCAATTGAAAGATTAGTTACAGATGATGTATCTGTAATAACTTGCATTATGGGTAAAAAAATGTTATAATATTCGGGATGATTTTCATTAAAAGTGTTAGTGTCAACTATTGAACCATTCAAGTTAGGTACATCAACTCTATATAGGTGGTTGGTGTTCATATCTATTCTCCTTTCTCTATTTTAATCTTCTTCCCACAGTGAGGGCAATGTATTACCCCCTCTTTGGGTTTATCAAAGAGTTCTGGTATCTCAACACCTAAAGCATCTGCAATTTCAGCAAGTCTATCCATGTTAAATTTATTACGAGAAACAGCTTGTGAAAAAGAAACAGCCTGTATGCCTAATTTATCAGCAAGTTGGGCTTGAGTTATGCCTCGTTCCTTACATAGTTCTTTAATTCTTAATTCTGTATTTGCCATGAGATTATAATTTTTGATGCAAATATATGAAATATAGTTTATATGCGAAATAAATGCAGAAAAATTATTTATTAATACTATCTTATAAGTATATAAAAGCAAATTTAGTATCTATGCTATATAATTTATGTTAAATATAGTATTAATGCATAATTTATGCTTTGTGATTTAGTATTTATGCTATATATTTGCATCATCAGAAACGAAGTAATAATAATTAAAAGATATACGATTATGGCAATAAAGAATATCCTCAGAGAAGTAAGTTACAAAGGTCACACAATAACAATGTTTGAAGATGGCTTTCATCAAGAATTTGCAATCATAGACAATGATGAATCAAAGCTGTATGATAGCATTGCAGATGCAAAGAGAGTTATTAGAGGCGAGCAACCTTATTACGAAATAAACTAAGTTTAATCAGCAGGGCGAAAGCCCTGCGTAATATAGAAGATTATGAAGCGATATTATTTTGAACTGTTAGATGATGATTATAATGATTTGGGTGCATTGATACCGGACGGCAGTAGTAAGAAAACCGCTGTTAATCGTGCGAAAAGATGGATGGTTGATAACAATATTCAGTCTGCCCAATTAAGCGTAAATAGTATGATTACTGACAATATTTTGGATATAATAAGCATAGAAATAGCATAAGTTTTAATCCGGTAGCCTTTGGGCTACCACAATACACACGATTATGAAAGCGGATTTAGTTTTAGTTATCAGCCCTGAAGCCCCACTGATGAAGCAACTGGGTAAAGTATTGGGTAAGATGGTAACCCCTTATGACTTCTCTACTATAGAAAGATGCGAAAAATACATCACCATACAGCATGATGAAACAGGGCTTGTAGTGGCTTATACGAGTGAAGAAAGATTGAATGTGAAACATTAAATATAGTGATTATTATGGGTGAAATAGCAGATAGTTTAATTAGTGGTGAATTTGATTGCATCACAGGTGAATATTTAGGTGAAGCGGTTGGCTATCCAAGAACGCTTGCTTATGGCAGACATGAATACATGCCACCAGTTGAAAAGAAGCCTACCAGCAAGGCGAATGTCTGTATAACTAACATGTGTAAGGACAGAGGTTTCAGTAACCGTGAAAAAATTGAATTAGTAGCCAAATTCTTGTATAGCAAAGGTTATAAACAATTGCCTAACCTATCCCATCAGTATAAAATCATTCACAGCCAGTACAAGAATGATTTTAAAAAGTTTTTGGTTGAACAAGTAAAGCAAAGAAAGGATGAATAATATCTTCACAATATGCTATTCAGAAGAAGAAGCAAATGAAATAGGCCACTTCATTTTGAGTAGAGGATACGAGGGTGTTCAAAATGATAGCTATAGATATTGTCGTGAAGCGATTTGGTGGGCTTTCAAACAAGCTAAAAGGCATCATTTAAATTGCATCTACGTTGGCGTTGCAGGTTGCCAAATGACTGTATCAAAATCAAAACGAGGTCTTAGACGAAATGGTCTTAAATACATAGAGAAAAGGCGAATGTTTTACAAATTACTAAGTAAGTATTGATAAATGATTATGAACTCAATTAACGACGAAAGAGGTTGCAGCGTATGCCAACCCGGTAAAGAGAATTACACTACCTACACAACGAAGTTAGGCAGAAAGAGAGTGAGAATGTACCAGTACGATTACCGTACTGAAAGTGGTGAACTTTTTTCTTGTTGTGCACCTACCTTAGAGGCGTGTAGAGAAAGACGGGATAAATGGCTTAGTTCACGACAATAAGCCGATTGTCGTGTATAACGATTGAAGATATTTCGTTATCTTTGGTTGTGGTAGTACCTTTGGGGTACTATCGCGGAATGGAGCAGTTGGTTAGCTTACCGCTTTGACTTGGCGGTGGTCACAGGTTCGAGTCCTGTTTCCGCAACTATTGAGTATTAATTAAAAAAAATGACACGATTATGAACATTTTAACGCTTAGTATTAAGCAAAAGTTTTTTGATGAGATTCTTTCTGGTAAAAAAGATTTTGAGAGGCGAGAAATAAAGCCAAGTAATGTTGAAAATTATGTTTCTTTTATCGTTGATGGTAAAGAATATGAGAGAGAAGAAGATATTCCAGATGGTGATTCAGAAGTAATGGTTAAAGCTAAATCGTATGATAAGCTTAAACTGGTTACAGGCGAATATAAAGGTAAACGCCCATATCTTATCGTTGAAGTAAAAGATGCTCGTGTGGAGTTTCTATTTGATGAAAACGGTGATTTTATCACTGGAACAGAAAAAGGTAAAGAATACGCGATAGCGCATATAGTGTTTGAGTTAGGCAATATAGTAGAAATATTTAAAGGTGAAAAATAGGCTGAGTCGGAGAAATTAAAAGAAGAATCAATCGTACCACAGGTATTAGTAACCGTGGGCGTAGGGTAAATGCCGGTAAAGCGGCAGTAGGTCATCAATCAGGGTTCGGAACAAGGGCGCAAAAGCGTTCTGACCTTGTTGCTGCATTTGGAGGTGATTAATGAACGCCTTGATTATGCAGAAAACGAAAGAAACAATATTGCACGCATCACAGAAAAGTGATACGGCGATATTGTTTTTTTCTGCGACTGGCAAAGATAGCATTGTCTTGTTACATTTGCTTCAAAGTCGGTTTAAAAAGGTTGTATGTTGCTTTTTGTACCATGTGAAAGGGCTGAATATAGTAGAACCTTTCTTTAATTGGGCACGCTCTTATGGAAATGTCGAGGTAGTTCAGTTGCCTCATACTGATTTATACAACTTCAAAATGCAAGGTTTATTAAGTGTGAAGCATCTCGATGGGCTAAAAAGGTTGAAGCTACGTGATATTGAAGACTATCTAAAAATTAAGTATCAAACTGAAGTTGTCGTATATGGAATGAAGATATCTGATTCCTTCGCTCGTAGAGGCATGTTTAACAAAGCCGCCAAGTCAGATATTCATTTTGATTATGAAAAGTATTATCCCATCGTGAACTGGACTAATAAAGATTGTCTTTCGTATATCAAGTTGCATAAACTACCGGAGCCGCTGAAGCTTGGGAGTAAAAGAGGTAGTTCGGGTATTAATTTCCGCCCTGAAACAATATTGTACATTAAAGAACATTATCCAGAAGATTACAAAAAGATTATCAAAGAATTTAATTTAATAGAAGCCAAGTATGGAGGAAGTTAGTAAATATCAGAAATTTGAAACTACTACTATTAATCGTGGACAAATTAAAAATGCAGAATATAATCCTCGTAGAATTTCAGATTCCGCTAAGAAGAAATTGAAAGATAATATAAAACGAGTGGGACTTCTTGATACTATTGTGGTGAATAAAAACACGATGAATATAGTGTCAGGGCATCAGCGTATATCTATCCTTGATTCGCTTGAAAGGAAAAAGGACTATAACCTGACAGTTGCTATGGTAGATTTGTCCGAGAAAGAAGAAAAGGAACAAAATATATTTTTCAACAATACAAAAGTTCAGGGTGAATTTGATACTGATATTTTGGCTTCAATGTTGAGTGATATAGATTTCGAGTGCGCGGGTCTTGATATTAACGATGTTGGTATTTTAGGGGTTGAAGTAGATTTACCCTCAATAGAAGAACCAAGCGAAGCAGATAAGGAGGTTATGAAGTTGAATAACGAAATTTACGACAATAAACGTGAGATGCGAAAAGCTGTAATGAACCATTCTCAAACAAAGAATGAAGAATCAGTAGATACATTCGTAGTTCTTACTTTCAGTAACCAAAGTAATAAAGAAGTGTTTTTGCAACGGTTCGGATTTAGACCGCAAGAAAAGTATATCAAAGGTGAAGTTTTATCGGATATGGTAGAGAGAGTAGATTAATATGGCAAAGCCGAAGTTTGACTTTAAAGACCCCCATAATCTCATTCGTATAGAAGGATGGGCGAGAGATGGATTAGACGATAAGCAAATTGCTGCAAACATCGGCTACAATGAAACGTATTTCTCTGAATTGAAAGGTAAAATCCCCGAATTATCCAAAGCATTAAAAAATGGGCGTGCGCCTCTTGAGTTGAAAGTAGAAAACACTCTTTACACGAAAGCTACCGGAATGAAAGTAAAAGTCCAGCAGGCTATCAAGGTGAAAGATGTTTATTACGATGAAAATGGTAGGCGGTGTGAAAATGAAAGGATAGAAATTGTGGAATTAGAACAAGAGATTCCTCCTGACACAACGGCTAGTATCTTTTGGCTTAAAAATCGTAAGCCTGAACAATGGAATAAACCAGCTCCAAGAATTGATGAAGATGCCGATATTCCAACAGACATAGAGCACGGCATCAACATTGATTCTTGGATTAAAGACAAGCTGAAATGATAGTACCTCAAGAAATTTACCATCCATTATATGAGGATAAGGAAAAATTTATAATTCTTATCACCGGTGGGCGTGGTAGCGGAAAGTCTTTCAATGCTTCTACCTTCATAGAACGGCTGACATTCGAAATGACTCCCGTAGAGAAGATAGCTCATCAGATTCTTTACACCCGTTACACGATGGTTTCTGCCAGCATGTCTATTATCCCCGAAATGATGGAGAAGATAGATTTGGACGGTACCACGAAATATTTCAAGACCACAAAGACGGACATAGTCAATAAGATGACTAAGAGCCGTATCATGTTCCGGGGTATCAAGACTTCTTCCGGGAACCAGACAGCAAAACTGAAATCCATTCAAGGCATTACGACTTTCGTCTGCGATGAAGCGGAAGAGTGGACAAGCGAAGATGAGTTCGACAAGATAATGCTCTCCATTCGCAAGAAGGGTATTCAGAACCGGATTATCATCATTATGAATCCGTGCGATTCCAATCACTTCATCTACAAGAAATACATTGAGAAAACTCACAAGCTGGTAGAGATTGATGGTGTGCAGGTTCAGATTTCCACTCATCCGAATGTGCTCCACATTCATACGACTTACTTTGATAATTTGGAGAATCTTTCACCGGAGTTCCTGAAAGAGGTAGATGACATGAAGGTGAGTAATCCTGAAAAGTATGCTCATGTGGTTATCGGCCGGTGGGCTGACGTTGCAGAAGGTGCCGTATTCAAGAAATGGGGCATTGTTGACGAGTTCCCGGCTTGGGCAAAGAAAATTGCTTTCGGGCAAGACTTCGGTTATACGCATGACCCGTCTGCTTCCATTCGTTGTGGTATCATTGATAACGCCCTTTACTTGGATGAAGTGGATTACCGTACTGGATTGCTTTCTTCTGACATCATCAAGACTCTTCGCCCGTGGGGATTGAAAGTCATTGCCGACAGCGCAGACCCACGTTTGATTCAAGAGATACACAACGGAGGAATCAAGATATATGCCGTAGAGAAAGGTGCAGGCTCTATCAATGCCGGAATTGACAAAATGAAAGATATGGAGATTTATATAACCAAACGCTCGTACAACTTGCAAAGCGAGTTCAGAAAGTATGTTTGGGCAAAGGATAAGGACGGGAACTATATCAACGAACCGGAAGACCATGACAATCACGGAATAGATGCTGTACGTTACTATGTATTGGGTGAGCTTCTTGGTAAAATTCAGAAGCCGAAAGATTTAACAGGAATATTCACGCATTAAAAATATAAACTATGCCATTGAATTTAGAAGAAATATTAGCATTGCCTGACATCGGGCAGAAGATAAACTACCTGAAGAAAGGTAGGAAGACTGAACTTCCCGACCGTTGCAAACTTTGGGATGATTGGAATTCGGAACGACATGAAATCATGGTTGACAAAAAGAAGTATCCGGACAGAAAGGTTCTTGAAAAAGAAGCTGAGAAACACTTCGATGAAAAAACTGGTAAGACTTATGAAATCGAAGCAAAGTATAAGACTGAACCGGTGAACCGTATCTCCATTCCATTGGAACAGGATATTGTGAACATCCAAACTGCTTTCACGGTTGGCACAGAACCGTCTATGGATTGCACTCCGACTGATGATGATGAAAAGAAACTGCTGGATGCGGTAAAGGCTGTATTCAAATCCAATAAAATTAAATTCCAGAACAAGAAGATTGTCCGTTCATGGCTTTCAGAGCAGGAAGTAGCAGAGTATTGGTATGTTACCGATGATGATTCGTTTTGGGCAAAGTTCTGGAAGAAAGTCAAAACGACCTTTGGAGGAAAGGTAAAGCCGACCAAGAAACTGAAAAGTGTTGTATGGTCTCCATTCAGAGGTGATAAGCTATATCCGTTCTTCAATGATGAAGGTGATTTGGTTGCTTTCTCCCGTGAATACAAGAAAAAGCTTATGGATGATTCGGAGATTACTTGTTTTATGACTATCACAGATAAGATGGTCTATCAATGGGATTTGTCTAAAGGTTATGAGGAAAGATCTGCCTTTATTCATGGATTCTCCAAACTGCCGGTTCTTTATGCTTATCGCCCAGAAGCATACTGTAAGAAGATTAAAACCTTCCGAGTCCGGCTGGAGAAACTTCTTTCTAATTATGCCGATTGCATCGACTACCATTTCTTCCCACTGCTAAAACTGATTGGCGATGTTGAGGGCTTTATGGGCAAAGTAAAAGATAGAATGGTAAAACTTACAGGAGATGGTGCGGATGCTCAGTATCTAACATGGAATCAAGCAAATGACACCGTAAAATTTGAGGTAGAAACCCTCTTTGAGAAAGCATATTCTATGACAAATACACCGCAAATCAGTTTTGAAAAGTTGAGCGGCGCTGGAAATGCCTTGTCGGGAGTAGCTTTCGATTACGTGTTTCTTTCGACACATTTGCAAGTTCAAAATCATGCCGAGGTGATAGGTGAGTTCTTGCAAAGACGTGTGAACTTCATAGTCTCTGCTTTAGGCTCTATCAATCCATCTGAATTTAACAAAGCATCTGAAACGATAGATATTAGTACAGAAGTTGTTCCGTATCGTCTTGATAATTTAGAAGATAAAGTCAATGTAGCTGTAAAGGCTGTGTCAGGTGGTGTATGGTCGCAACGACATGGGGTAATGTTTGCTGGAAATATTGACCGCATCGAAGAAGAAATCGCAGAGATAAAAGAAGAACAAGAAGACAAAAGAAAGGCTGAAATACAAAAACAAGCCATAAAGAAAGGGGATTGAAATAACTCCTCTTCTTTTTTATAAAATTTTCTTGATGTAAAATTGGCTGTTTGGAGCTTTTTTTATATATTTGTTAATTGCCTCTGTAATTTGGTTTCATGATGTGGTAGAAGATACTGTGCATGAAGTAAAGTTTGCGGAGGATGTGAAAGATTTAGCTGGAAAATTATAAACCAATAAAAAATAGGAAGCAAATATTATGAAGACGATTTATTTTCATCCTAATGGATATACACAAGTTCCTGTAACTTCGTTGAATGACATCATTCAGTACTGTGCAAGCATAGGGCATCAGTTGTCAAATATAGAGATTAATTATAGAGATGGGAAATATTTAGTACTTACATCTTTTCAGGGCTCTTATGCTTGTATTGGATATGTTGATGATATGATATATTAATTAAGAAAATGAATTATCTTTTATTATTAACAATAGTATCAGGGATAATAACGATAGTGGGATTTGTTATTCCTGACAAATTCAGAACAAACAAATACTTTCTATGGATTTCTTTTGTTATTGTTGTGTTTGTTAGTGGATGGTTAGTGCAATTAAATACTAAGTTGGAAAGAACTAAAAGTGTACAAAAGGCGGCTGTTGAACTGATAAATAAACGTAATATGAAGTTTACAAATAGAGGGTTTATTCAAGCTGGTTTATCTTTTATGGAAGAAAACAAAGATTTATATCCAGACTCATATCAAAGAGCTATTCAGATACAGAATAAAGTAAAAGATGTGTGGTATTCTGGTGATGAAATAAATGCAGCTTCTGAAATGGAAGGTTTAATATATGGCATTGCTATTTTAAATAAAGACAAGGAATAATATGGAAGCAACAAAATACGACACAATTATTAATTTCCTTTTAGATAATTGGATTATAGCTACCATTGTTGTAGCAGCTGTAGTAATAGGGTCCATTCCTTCATTAAGAGAGGGAGTTTTGATTTTATTTGGCAAAAATCGAAGAAAGAATGAGGATATTGGTTATAAAATAGATACTCAATTGCTTCGATTGCTTATAAAAGCAGATGAAGCAATAAGAAAAGAGAACCAAGATTATGATTTGTATGGTTGTGGTTCTGCATTTAGTGATGTGTATGCTTTATCTAATTATTTAGTTAAATTTAAAGTTAGGTACCAGAAGGATAAAAATGCCAAAATTATTATAGATAGCAATGATGACCTTTGTAACTTAGATAAAGAAAGTGAATGTTATAATGGCTTTGAGGAGCCACGTTATTATGAGGTTATAGGGAAAATACACAAAAGCATTCAACGTCTTTTAGAAAAACGATTGCCTAAATAAGCAGGGTAGAAGAGGAGCTTGCAGAAATCAAGGAGGAGCAAGCGGCAAAGAATAACAATGCAGCGTCTCCTAACCCCAAGGGATAATTCATTGCTTCATGTTTTTATAGTACTATTGAGCGGAGCTAATTTAGTTCCGCTTTTTTATTACTAAATTCTATATTATAGAATATATTTTCTGGAAAAATTTTATAATTCAAAATTAATTCATATTTTTGCATTAAATAAAAGAGGTATGAGAATTGTATCACATAGAAAATTGAAAGAGTTCTACGAGACGAAAGGATATGAGGATTCACGCATAGCCTTAGAACGTTGGTATGATATAGCGGAAAAAGCTGAATGGAAGAACCTATCAGACATTAAAGTGGATTTTCTTTCAGTTGATTATGTAGGTAACCAACACTATGTATTCAATATCAGAGGCAACAACTATCGGTTGGTTGTCGTTGTTAAGTTTACAATTGGGTACGTCTTCATTCGCTGGGTTGGTACTCATAAAGATTACGATAAGATAGATTGTTCAACCATTTAAGAGATAGAAGTATGAATAAAGTAACGAAAGAACAGTATGAATTTGCTTTGGCGAGAGTGGAGGAACTTCTGCCATTGGTTGATGACAATACGCCTTCAAATGATAAGAATGCGGTGGAGCTTACAGTTATGTCCGATATTGTGATAGCATACGAAAAAGAACATTATCCGATAGAAAAACCGACCGTTGCGGAATTGATAGAGTTATCCCTTGAAGAGAAAGGGATGAGTCAAAAGCAACTTGCTGGTGAGATTGGAATAAGTCCATCGCGTGTGAATGACTATATTTCTGGACGTTCGGAACCGACTTTGAAGATTGCAAGGCTACTTTGCCGGGTGTTAAATATACCACCTGCTGCAATGTTAGGGTTTTAAAACAACTAAATTTGTATGCTATGAAGAAAGTGAAGGAAATTAATACTAATGAGTATTTCAACAAATATAGCCGAAGACAACGTAAAATTAAAAATCTAAGCCAAGCTGCTCAAATCGCTTTAGACACAAGAAAATTTGAAATTGAGTTATATTGGAAAAGAGCTACTTATTTTTGGACTTTTATTTCGGCTGATATAGCTGCATTTGCTCTTATTTATGCACGAATGGGGGCTTCTGTAGAAAGAAGTGTGCTAATGGCTTTATTTTCATTTTTAGGAATTCTTTTTTCAGTGGGATGGTATTTTGTAAATAGAGGTAGTAAATATTGGCAAGAGAACTGGGAGGATCATATTGGTTTTCTGATAACTAAGGAGGCAGGTCCTATATTTAAATATCGTAAAACTCCCAAAGACAAATTTAAAAAAATCAATGGAGCGTATCCTTTTTCTGTATCGAAAGTGAATCAATTTTTAAGTGGCATGACTGCTGTTTTTTGGCTTGTATTATTCGAACTTTCTTCTTTTAGCTTTTTGAGAAAATATGAATTGTCTTGTTGTTGTACTATTCTTTGCATTCTTCTTATAAATATTTTATTGATAGCTATTTTATATTGGATGTTTAAATTTTCAATGAGTGAAAATGCTGAAGAAGTTGGTAGACATGACAAGGATGTTTCTTTTATAGAATTTGAATAAATAAATATATTCAGTATATCCAGGCGTGATTCCATTCGGTTTCACGCCTTTTTTATATCATTTTACAACAATCGCTTCATTGTTGTGTATCGCCTATCTGATTACTTTCTCCTCTATTCATTAATAGCGAAATTTACCGTAGAAATTTATAAATCAAATTCATACGGTATGACAATCTTAGAACAAATCTTGGCAGGGCTGCAACAGAAGTTTACTGGGGTAGACACTGCTATTCTTACCCGCATTGCCACCAAAAAGGCAGAGGGTGTAACGGACGAGACAAAGGTAAACTCTATTGTTGAGGGTATCAGTTTTTCGGACGTGCTTAATTCCTATGGTGATTTCCGTGCCGGGGATGCTTCAAAAACAGCGGTGACTAACTATGAGAAGAAGCATAACCTTAAAGACGGTAAGCCAATCGAGAATCCTAATCCAAATCCGAAACCGGAAGAGAACAAAGACAATGTGCCTGCATGGGCGCAAGCTTTAATTGATTCTAACAAGAGCCTTTCTGACAAGCTAACACAGTTTGAAACGGAGAAGGCTCAGGCAACACGTAGCCAGCAGATTTTGGCAAAGGCTAAAGAGTATGGTATTCCCGAAAACTACGCCAAGAGGTGCGCCATTAAAGACGATGAGGACTTGGACGCTTATTTCAAGGACTTGAAACAGGAGTTTGCGAATGACGGCTTCAAGGGTGTAATCCCTCCCGAATCAGCGGAAGAGAAGATTGAGAAAGAATCTGAATCTATCGCTAAGATGATTGACGAGGGAACGAAAACTATTGTTGAACAAAACAAAAATTAATTATGTCAGCAGGATTTAAGTATGACTTGGTTCCGCCCGTTGAGCAAGAGGAACGCTACGATGTCCAGACCGGCATTCGTAGACGTGGTCCGTTCAAACTTGATACGCAGAACCTGGTAGTGGGAAGTTTTCTTCCCGGATTTACACCAATTTGTGCGGACTTGAAAAACAAGTTCGCTTATGCGGTAATCAATGTGAGAGTTGCGGAAGCCTATACCACTGGTGGAGAGGCTTCGTCTATTAAAGTAGCCAAGAACTCTTTGGCTTATGTGGGTATGTTTGTCGGAAACGGCAAGAAAGGTGCAGAAGTAACGGCAATTGATAAGTCTAATGCCAACTACGATGTATTGACTATCAAGGCTGCTTTTGGTGAGAATATTGCCAAAGATGCTGTATTATTCAATGCGGTTGCAGTTGATGGTTTAAAGCAAAAGCATGTCGCTAATTCGGCTCTGTACAACCGTACAAAGGTTGAGGACGGAATTACATTGGTTTCATTGCTTCGTACAGCCGCAGAGATTGAACCTTCAAAATTGGTTATGCCGTTCTCCGAGAACGATAAAGCCAACATGAAGGGATGGTTTGAATTTAACGAGTAAGGAGGTAGGATATGTTTTTAACGATTCAAACATTATTTGATGATGCGAACATTGTTTCCGCTATCATCAGACGTGTGAACCAGACACGTAAGGACACAATCTATTGGCAGCAGTATCTTACTTTCCGCAGAGTAACTACTCGCGTGTTCAAAGATTATATCGGCTCTGTAACCGGAGTTATGGCAGGTTCCATCAACTCACGTTTTGGTGAAAAACCCATTCGTGAACGTAGGAATATTGGTTCCGGATATGGCGAGATTGCCTATTTGGGTGATGCTTACCAGATGTCTATCGACCGTCTTTCGGAATTGCAGGATTTGATTGACAAGTTCAATGCCGCTAAACCGGCAGACCAAAAGGCTGCAATGGAAGAGATTGTAAACTTCCTGGTAGACGACTACCGTCAGATTACCCTTGCCGCCCACAAGCGTATGGATATTATTGTCGGTGCGCTGTTGATGCTTGGTGAAGCCACCGTTTACAACAAAGACGCCGCAATCACTTCCGGCCAGACCAATAATAAACTGCTGGAGATTACTCTTCCATTCAACTTTATCAAGCCGACAAGTGGCGATGTAGTTGTGGACGGAAAGAATATGTTTATCTCTTATTTGAGAGAGAAACTCCATTCCTTGGCACCGGACTATGGTGTTTATGCCAAGATGATAATGACCCGTGCATCTTTCAACAAACTTATTCTTGGTTCATCTGAATTTGGTGAGCAGTACAAGATGATTCTTGGTACTAATGAGATGAAATTGAGTACGGGATTGATTTCCTCTTCCTTGGCTTCCGAAGTGTTCACCGGCATCGGTCTGCCTCGTATTGAAATCAAGGAGGACTACGTAAAAGACCAGACGGGAAAGAATGTACAGATTTACGCGGATAACCGTATTACTCTGTTACCTTCCGACCAAATCGGCTATATGCGCCATCATACCCCGTATGAAGCGACAGACCCGGTACAGGGACGCACTTACAATCCGTCAGAGGGGCAGATGCTTATCTCTAACTACCGTGACAAAAACGGTCGCTACATGGAATATACGGCAGAGTGGATTCCGCAGATTTCCAATCCAGATTTGATTACCAATTTCGATTTGAGCGAAATTGCATCCATCCAATCAGCATAAGGAGGTAGGATATGAAAGTAAAGGTTATATCAGTTTTCCGCGACAAGTTCACCGGAAAGTATTATACTCCCGGTGAAGTGATTGAAGTCGGTGAGGAAGCCCGTGTGCTGGATATGGAAAGCCGCAGACTTGCTGAACGGATTGAGGCAAAAAATCCCGAAGTGAAAGCCCCTGAAGAAAAGAAAGAGGTGAAAATTTCCCTCTTTGAAAAGGAGTTTGAGAAGAAGGCTTTGATTGATGCTTTGAAGTCTATCGGTGCGCAGGCTTCCGGCAATATGAAAGAGGAAACTCTTTTGGCTAAGGTTGCAGAACTGGATGAAGAATCAACTGCCAAACTGAAAGAAGCATTAGGTATCGAGTAAAAGGATAGGGTAGTACTTCTACCCTTCCATTGTCTAATTTTATAAATCAGAAAAGAAATGAAGAATTTTATTTTTGCCATGTGTGGCTTTTTGATGATGTCTTTGGTTTCGTTGAGCGTGCAGGCATCAAGTGTGGAATCTTCTAAGTGTGAATACGTGAATCCATCGGTTGATGTTGGTCTGCCAGATATTCAGTTTATCACTTTGGAAACGGCTCCGGCTGATTGTGTTGTACCGACCATGACGCATCCCGTGTTTTTGGTTGCAAATAACCCGGCTATGATGTGTTCGATAAAAGAGGGAATGGCTATTCAAGGGATACGAATTAATGTTCCCAAATGCCCGTTCAGATACATCTATAAATCAAAGTATTGCACGCATTATAGCTATACCGCATATAGTAAACTGATTACACCATATTGAATGATAACAGTCATGAGCAACAAGGAGTTTGTATTAAGCGTATTTGATAAGAATCCCCCGTCTAATCTTGTAGTTGAAAATATACTTTCAAGAACGGGATTGGATGGTGAAGAACCTTTTGCCGAGGAAAATCGGGCAAGATTAGAGGTCGCTTGTGCCAAGCAAATTCCGTGGATGATACAAAATCCATCTTCGGTCAGCGAAAGCGGATTTTCTATGTCTTGGTCCAATTATGTTGATAGTCTAATGAAATTGTACTCATGGCTGTGTAAACAGTACGGTTTGAAAGACGAACTGGGTAACAAACCTAAAGTGACTTTCTTATGATATTTGCCCCACACATATTGCAAGTAAAGGTAATCACCCCAATGGATAAGGATGAGTTCGGCAGACCCATTCCCGGAACCAGTGGAGAAAGCTGGCAGGACGTGTGTAGATGTCGTTGTGATGATGTGAGTGCAGAAAAGAAAGTCTCTATCAATGGTGTTTTGTATGATTTCAAGTACAAGGTAGTCTTTGATAAGCCGTCAAAGGTTGAAGTAGGTACAGAAGTTCGTTGCTTGAATCCTGACGGAAGTACTAGAGGCGAAGGAGTTGCTAAAAGCCCGTTAGAGACAAATTATTTTCCTTACAGAGTGATATGGTTGGAGTAGATTTCGATTCTTCTGATGTTGATTCTTTCTTCGAGGAAGGAGAATCTGAGGTTCTTGCAGGCATGGAAACAGAAGGTAAGGCTTTCATAGAAGATGCTAAGAGGACAGGAAGCTATCAAGACCGTACAGGGCATTTGAGAACATCCAATGGTTACGAAGTTGATAAATCGGGCTTGATACTGAAAAATGAAGCTGAATATGCCTCATTTGTCGAGTCTAAAGGATATGAAGTGGCAGGTAGTGCTGCTATAAGGGCTGAAAAACGATTGAAAGATAGATTTGAACGATGATAGTAACTACCGACATAGGAAACATTCTCTATCGGGATTGCAAGGCTTTCGGGATAGGCATAGTGCCAGCAGGAGAAACACTGACGGGTGAATTGACCTCTGAAAGAATCGTTATCCACACGAAGAAACAACAGCCGGGAAAGTATTGGAAGAAATCTTTCGCAGAAGTGAATCTATGTGTACCCAATTTAAGCGAGAATGAAGCGAACACAATCCGGCTTAACGAACTTGAAAGAAAGGCTGGCAAGCTGCTTGATGATGTAGTAAGCACCTATGACGGTACAACCTATCGTTACTCTATCGAATCAATTGGCACGGAAGCGGATACAGCTTTGAAATGCCATTACGTGAATGTGAGAATTTTATTTGAAGTAATAAATGTAAAACTATAAGATTATGATTTCAGCAGTAGGAATAAAAAGAATCTTGTTTGCCGATATTGATAAGGTAACGGCAGACATTACCCCCGAAATCGCAAAGACTTTGATTCAAGCAGCTATAACTGCAAAAGATGAAGTAAAGAATGTGCATGGTGAAACATGGACTATTGATGAAACGGAAGCATCTGTTACTGGTTACAAGAATCAGTTGACCGGTCAGACTTATCGTTATGATACGACTCCCGGTGAAGTTAGTCCGTCTTTCTCTATCGGTCAGTATGACTATAAAACAAAAGCTGAACTAATGGGTGGTGAAGCGATTAAGAAAGGCGGTGAAGGTTCGGATAAGGACTCCCTTGTTGGCTGGAGACGTGCGGTTGGTAAGGTTGTTATCAATAAGGCTCTTTTCTGCCTTACCGACGATGACGTTTGGTTTATTTTCCCGAACTGTCAGATTGTGGCCCGTGAAGCTAACACGGACAAAGCTATTGCCATTGCTGTGAAAGGGCTGGTACAGGAGCCGGATACGGAAGGCGTTTCTTCTGAATACAATTATGATGAAGCGGAAGTACAAGCACTGACGCCGGAAGCATAAGGTAAAAGATAGAATGATGGAGGGGTAGATATTCTGCCCCTTCTAAAATTAAAAACATGAATAAAGGCGCACAGATTGTTTCGGCTTCGATTATTGGAGCGGATTTTGTGAATGTTATGGTAAATGGTCGATGCTACACGGTTTTCCCGCCGACAGTGCATAAATTGGCTGGGGCAGGAATGTTCCTTTCTGATTTTGGTGATGAGCAAACGGTACGTGATGTGATTAGTAGTATCAATGACTCCGAAAAGCTTGCACATGCCTTTTCGTGGCTTGTACAAGGGAATGACGGATTATTCGATGAGTTGTCTCATGGCACATTCGATGAACTTGTTAATGCTATTGATATGGCTTACTCTCTTATCTCTGTTGAAAATTTTACCAGGCTATCAACTTTGGCGAAGAACGTAGCAAGTCTGATAGCAAAACAGAGGTAATCGGAAATGATTGTCTGCTCGGACAGATTGCAACGTTCATGGAAAATCTGCATCTGTCGTATCGAGAGGTGGTTTATGACATACCATATAGAAACTTAATTATCATGCAGAAAGATAAGTTACATGTCTGTTATGGTGAAAAAGTGAATAGGATAAGTGGCAAGGAATTAGCAAACAGAAGAAGAAAAAGAAAATAATGGGTAAAGAAAAAGCCGGGTTTCTCCGGCTTTAACTAAATAACTTTATCATGAGTAGGATCGTAAGTCATTTCTTTATTCTTTTTTTCTATACGAAAATCTTTTATTTTTGATGAAAGTGATTTTTCTAGAGTTTGTTTTGCCTTGCGGTACGTACCATCGTTTGATGGATGCCGTGAACTAACAATAGCTCCTATAACTTTTTTATCTTTCAAATATCCTTGATTGTAGAATAAGTTCACAGTATTGCCAATTTGCGTTACTGCGTGTGCTATGTCTGTTCCCTTTAGTTCTACAAAAATATAAATACAATTAGAAGGCGAAGCAGGTGTATATACAAATAAATAGTCACACTTTCTATGTTCCGATGAACTATCAAAACAACCGTCAATTTTTATTTTGTCAACTTCAGAAACCTGTTTAGATACAATAGTGAATTTACTTTTATTCTCGCTAACAGTGAAACGTGAAGTACATCTACATTTAGATAACTTATATTTGTCATCAAAAGATGTAGTGTCTGTGAATTGAGTTTTTCTTTCAAAGCATTTACAACCCATCTCTTCCGATATTACAAAGTTCATCAAAAATATGTCCTAGTTCGTTGGACGCTTCGTCAATATATTCTGCGCCTAAAGATTTAATGTCAGTATCTTTTATGTCTTTAACAGTTCCATTTGAATGAAAGAAATAAGAAGATACATCATCAAAATCAATCAGAGCCATTGAGGGAATGAGTTCTTTTATTTTAGGTAAAACAAGTTTTTTGTTATTGCTTTTCTTTAATACTTCTTGTGCTAATATTAAATTATCTACTACTGATAATACATAAGGGCTGTGTGTTGTAATCACAATACTTCCATTTGACTTTCTCATTTTTCTCATAATCCAATCAATTAGGAAGTGTTGAGTAGAAGGGAATAAATTTAATTCTGGTTCTTCTATAACTAACATTTGTTTTTTCTTGCTTTCAACATATTGGTTAAATACAATCCATAGTGGGATGATTGATTGAATTCCACTAGAAGTTTGAGATAACTTTACTTCTTTGTCTTCATTCATTAGATATACAGTGTCACCATTGTTATTGAATGATACTTTAATATTAAGAATATTTATGTTGATATTATTGTATTGAATTCTAGCCTTTTCATATAAACTACCAAAATCCTTTATACAATCAGGAATGCTAGCTCCTGCTTGAAGTAAAGAGAATATACTATTAGAAAAAGTTGAAATCAATAACCTTTCAGCTGGAATATATACGGGTATACATTCTTCATAAAGAAGCCCGACTAAAGCCGGTTTAATTAATTCTACCATATCCTTATCTTTTAAATCTAAAAGATTCTTAAGGCTTTTGATAAATTTTTCAAATGCAAGGTTGTTCTCTTTTTTTTCTATAAATTTTAAAATAAAATCATGTGACTTTGAAGTATTAGCCATTTCCATTAAATCTGCATCTTCATAATTACTATGAAATTTATTAAGTCCTATTTCCCAATAATATTTATCATTCTTATAATGAATAAGAGTTGCAGATGTAAACTCAAAATTGATATTATATTTGTCTAGTAAAGCGGAAAAACCATTGAAATTCCCTTCTTTAATACTCCAAAAAACGGAATTGTTAAATATTGCAAGAAGTTTAGCAATAGTACTTTTCCCGCTAGACGTATGCCCTATAAAAAAATTGTACTTCTTTATTTCTATTTCTGCGGATTTTATAGCTCCGAAATTCTTTACAATTAAATGTGCCATATGTATCAATTAATTAAAGTTACTATTTATTCCAAAGAGTAACTAGTTACAAATGTAGTCATTTATAATGGTTTTGTACCTAAAGGAATTCTTCTTTTTGCAGGTAAACAATAAAAAACCAGTGGATGTTCGTGCATATTACAATTTTTCCGCTAACTTCTTAATATCATCTTTACTCGTAACCTTGTGGATAGTTCCGTCTAATTCAATGTAGCCGTTTATGTTGGTTGGTTCCTCAAACAGTTCGGTTATTCTCACATTTAGGGCACTGGCGATTTTCTCCAAAGTATCTTTGGTAGGATTACCATTGATTGCCTTAGATAACCCCACAGCTGATAATCCTATTCTTTCTGCTAACTCTTTTTGGGTTATTCCTGCTTGTTTGCAGATTTCCAATATTCGTAACTTCATAATTATACTTATAGTTTATTTCTTGCAAATATATAAAATTATAGTATTAGTTGCTATTCTTTGGATAAAAATATACTATGTGTATATTGAATTAGTTTTTATTAACTGTATAATGTTTGTTTGTGTTATAATTATAGTTATGTTTGCACCGTAATAATAAAACTAAATGTTTAACGATTAGCATACATACAATTATGAAATGCTACAATTTAAGCAAGATAATGAAAGAAGCCCATCAGATAAAGAAGTACATGAAACTGTATTCTCTTACTCACGGTGTGAAGACTTGGGCAGATTGTTTGAAACTTGCTTGGGCTAACGAGAAAGAACGTATCTCTAAAGAAGAGATAAGAGAGGTAGAGAAGCAAGCTATGAAATCCGCTTTGGCACAACCGGCAGAGCGTAGCTCTTATGATGATTTGTCGATACCTCAATCCGCTTACTACAATCCGTATAGTTACGGGCGTTTCGGTGCTCACTATGTGGGTGATTAAAGTAGAACTTATAGTACTAACACATAAATATAATGAACATGCAAACAGAGATTATTAAAAGGAACAATTCTTCTTCGTATGAAGTTGATTTGATTGAAGTGAGAGAAGGTAAGGCAGTAACTTCCTCATTGGTAGTTGCTGAGTATTTTGGTAAAGCACACAAAGATGTGTTGAGAGCTATTAAATCATTGGAATGTAGTGAGTTATTTAACCGGCGCAATTTTGCGCCCGTTGAATATGTTGATAAAAAAGGTGAAAAAAGACCCATGTATTACCTCACCCGTGACGGCTTTACTTTCTTGGCTATGGGCTTCACTGGTAAGGTAGCCGCCCAATTCAAAGAAGCGTACATTAACGCCTTCAACGAAATGGAAGAAATGCTTCGCAAGAATGATTGCACCAAGTATGCCGAAAAGATATTCAAGTCCGAACTGAACCGTTTCAATAAACGGTTGAAAGAAACTGCGAAAAGAATAAGAGATGAAAAAGGGTTTGGATATGGTGCTTATGGCGAAATAATGGCAGGTGTCTTTGACTGTGATAAACTCCCATTTCAAGAAAGGTTGCGTAATATCTTTGCCCAAATAGGTAACGCTTATGTAGAGGGTTATTATTTGGCAGGTCACTATGTGAATGCTGACAATCAAAACAAGCAGATACGCAAGTTGATTTCTGATTTTGAGGGAAAGCTGGTAGAGGGATTCAGGATATATCCGAGTATATAAATAACACGATTATCCAAAGGCAGTCTTCGCACGACTTTAAAGGCTGCCTTATAAATTCCATAGTTATGAACCTCAAAACAAGACCACCGCCAATAATTGCTACCAAATGAGAGATTAAAAACATAGTTATAAATCAAAAACAGCAAGAAATGAGTAAACGATTTGCTATTGCCGTTTTACCCAAAGAGAAGCAACAGGGGGGGGTAAAGTACGGTTTAAAGATTGAAAAGCCCTCTGCATTGGGCAATGTGTATGGGTTGACCGAAGAAGAACTGAAAGAACTTCGTGGATTGATAGACAATGTATTGACTAAATGATTATGAAACAGATAAAAATCAGACCACCGCCAAAAACTTTACGACAATGAAACGATTGTCGTGTTATGGTAAAATAAAAACTCTGCTCTCACACGATTATATAATAAGTTTGCAAACAGAAACAACGCAGCTATCCTCACGGCTGAAAAATATAACCCCGCCATTGGTAAGAAGTGAGGAGCTTGCCTTTGGTGGGGTCTAATTTTTAAAACTGTGTAAAAGTATGAATAATATTCAGATTTTCCAAAATGAGCAGTTCGGAAAAGTGAGAATTGCGATGAATGAGAGTGACGAACCTTTGTTTTGTTTGGCAGATGTTTGCGCTGTGATTGGCATAAAAGATACTTCAAGGTGTGCCAGTCGTTTAGATGATGATGTGCGTCAAACGCACCCCATAAAAGATAATTTAGGTAGAACACAACAAGCGACATTTGTTACTGAAAGCGGTTTATATGATGTGATAATTCGCAGTGACAGTGAAAAAGCAAAGCCGTTTCGCAAATGGGTAACGAGCGAAGTTTTGCCTTCAATCCGCAAACATGGTGCATACATGACGCAAGAGACACTTGAAAAGGCTTTGACCTCACCCGATTTTCTGATTCAGCTTGCAACCAACTTGAAAGAAGAAAAACAGAAGCGTATCGAAGCCGAACAGAAGATTCAGAAAGATGCACCCAAAGTTCTTTTTGCTGATGCCGTTTCAACTTCTCAACGTTCTTGTTTGGTTGCAGAACTGGCTAAGATACTACAACAAAATGGAGTGAATATCGGTCAGAACCGTTTGTTTAGCTGGATGCGCGAAAATGGCTACCTTTGCCAAAAAGGTGACTACTACAATCAACCGACACAGAAAGCCATGAAATTAGGGCTTTTTGAATTGAAGAAAACCACCATCACCAAGCCAGACGGTTCTGTATTGGTCACTACTACTACCAAAGTGACTGGTAAGGGGCAAATTTACTTCGTAGAAAAGTTCTTAGGTAAAGATGCTGCTTAAATAATAATGCGCACCTCATTAGGTTGGGGTGCGCATTTTGGTTACTTGGGAATAATTGATATAAAATCCCAGAAATGATTATTTGATATAGAAATAATCATTTCTTTTTCAGAAATCAGTTCATTTAATTTTTTATTGTTCTCATCACTAAAAGAGTCTTCGCTATTTAATATAGACATTTCTTGTTTGCAGATAGATTTGAACCTCTGAAACATGATGAAGTCTGCAATATTGACAGTTATAAATGCTGCCAATATTATAATAGCTGCATACTTTATCCTTTTTTTCATATATTGTATAATTGTTTTGGTTACAAAACTATTCAAAAATCCTATCCTTGCAAACTTACTCACGACAATTCTCCCATTGTCGTAGATAGACAGTCCTAAAAATCTTCTTTTATCTACTATATCTTTACTTTTATATCAAATTTCCCACAATTGCTTTATTGTGGTTTTATAACCGTTCAAAAAGCCTTTGAATAGGTTGTAAATGTAGAATTTAACACTATGGATGCCGATGTGCGTTCCTGATTTTGAAGAAATATGGAACAATTAGCCTATTGTTCGGTATTGAAGTGATGAAAATTCTATTGAAGGCTGCGTATGAAGTAATTTTGAAAATAAAAGTAATGGAATTTAAAGGAGATATATCGGGATTTGATGAGCTTCTACGCAAAATATATGATGAGTATTATAGTGCTTTATCCAAAATAGGTAGAGATGCCACTCGTAATGCGAAAGCTAATAAGACCTATCAGAATAGGACTGGCAATTTGAGTAATGCAAATGGAGGCTGTGTAGTCCGAAACGGAAAGATAGTGGATATGTGGGTAGAAACGGACGGTTCGCACCCCGAAGCGGTAAGGAATACGGAGAATTTTCTCATCTATTCCGAGAAATCCAAAGATGGGCTTTATTTAGCCAACGGTCAACCCTATGCAAGTTACGTAGAAAGTAAAGGTTTTGAGGTGATAATGACCGACGGTGTATTATATGCAAGTAAACAAATAAAAAAGAAATTATAGGATATGGCAGGAATTATTTCAAATGTGGATAGTGACGTTCAGAAGTTGCGCAAACTAAAGAATGAAATAGAAGAAGTCAAGAAATCATTGAGGGGTATCAATGTCAAGGTAGATATTGATATTGCGAAAGGATTAGAAGCTCAGCTAAAGTCTTTGACGGAACAATACCATGCACTTGTCACAAAGATTGCCGAGGCGGAAGGAAAGATAATGCTTTCTACCAAACGTATTAATGATGCTTCTGAGAAGATTATTCAAGCGCAGGATAAAGTATCTAAAGCGGTTAGTATTCCGGTACAGACGGGTAATACAAATGCGCAGACTAATACGACTGAAACAGCAAGTATTCAAGCGCAGGCGAAAGCGTATGATGATTTGAGAACCGAGATTAACGATATTCTTGGAACAAGGGATGCCAATATCAAACGAATGGTAGAGGAAATGAATGCTATCCGTCTGATTAATGCTGAAATTAAGAAAATCAATAAATCACAAGGGGAATCATCTTCCTTATCTTCCGCCCAACAAAAGCGGCTTGAACAGTTAAACAATTCATTATTGACACATAAAACCGCTTTGTCAGAGGTGAGACAAGCATTGAACAATAATGCCAAACTTGATAATGTAGCCGCTACTTCCATGAACGGGCTATCCCAGTCTTTATCAAGAATGAGAATAGCCTATCGCGAACTGACAGAGGAAGAACGTAATTCCCCTTTTGGAAAAGAGTTGCTTGCGTCCATTCAGCAAGCGGACACAAAAATAAAGGAGCTTGATGCTACAATCGGAAACCACCAAAGAAACGTTGGAGATTATGTCAAACAATGGAATGGTCTTCAATATCAAATGCAAATGGTAGCTCGTGAATTACCTAATTTTGCTATAAATCCTCAAATTGGTATTATGTCATTGACGAATAATATACCATATCTTGTAGATGAATTGAATAAAGCAAAAAAAGCATACAAAGAATATGTTGCTGCCGTTAAAGTTGGACAAACAGACTTGAAGGTTGTGCCTTCTGTAGGTAAACAGATTGTTTCTTCTTTATTAAATTGGCAGACTGCTATTGTTATGGGAATAACATTAATTACAGCATATCGCAAAGAGATTAGCGACTGGATAGTTGGGTTATTTAAGGCTAAGGATGTCATGAAACCTTTTGTTGATATTCAACAACAACTAAATGAAGTTCAATTAAAAGGAGCTCAAAATGCTCAATCTGAAATAACAAAGTTAGAATTATTATATAAAGCTACTCAAAATGTTTCAAAACCTATAAGTGAAAGGAAAAAAGCAATTGATGAACTTCAAAAATCTTATCCTGACTTTTTTAAAAATTTGTCTGATGAGGAGATTCTAACGGGAAAGGCGGCTGACGCTTATACAAGGCTTACTTCTTCGATTATTGCATCTGCACGTGCGAGGGCTGCACAGGATAAAATGAAAGAGAATGCTAAAAAAATATTGGAAAATGAGGATAAAATAACAGCAGAGTATGCTAAAAGAAAAGAAGCTCAACTAGAACTTGACAAACAGATTGAATTAAGAAATAAAATAGACAGAGAGGCGAATCCCGATATGTATGCAGGTCAACAAATGTTGGTTGGTGCAGCTTTGGGTAAGGTCGATGAAATAGATGAACGTATTGCAATTCTTAGACGTGAAATATACGAAACAAACAAAGCGCAGCATGAACTAGCACAAAACATAGATGTCAATGATTTGATATTCAATCCCAATGAGGATTCTTCAAAGATTGGTGAAGAAGATAGGAAAAGACGTCAAAAAGAAGCAGAGAAATTATTGAAGCAGCAACAGCAGCTTGCCGAACAACTTCTTTCCCTCCGCCGCAAGAACCAGCAGGACGAAATCAACCTCATGGCTGACGGAACTGAAAAGAAGCTGGCACAGATTGACTTGGACTATCAGAAAGAACTGGATGCGATAGAATCCGCCCGTGAAAAGGCTAAGAAAGACGGAACCTATAAACAACAGTCTCCCTTGCTTGACGAAGCCGAAGAGAATGCTTTCAAGAGGTATCAACAAGCTGTAACGGAAACGCACAAGCAGGAAGCGGAAGCCCAAAGTGAAGCCATGAACCGCTATCTGAAGGAATACGGAACGTTCCAACAGAAAAAGGACGCCATTACTAAAGAGTATAACGACAAGATGGCCAAAGCCGCTACCGAAGGCGATAAGAAGCTTCTCCAAAAGGAAATGGAAGAAGCTGTTCAAAGCATTGATTTGTCCGAGCTGAAGCAAAATATGGATTGGGAGCAGGTATTTGGCAACCTTGATAAGGTTTCTACTGATACTTTGAAAAAGTTGAAAGCTAACCTTAAAGACTTTATATCATCTCAAAAGGATTTATCTCCTGAAAACTTTAAAGAACTGGTAGATGCTATCGAACGGATTGATGATAAGGTTTCAGAACGCAATCCCTTTGAAGCTATGTCTGTTTCCTTTAAATCCCTTAAAGATGCCACTGATGCTCAACGTGAAGCGCAGGAAGCGTATAACAAAGCTTTGGAAGAAGGTACTGATGAGGAAAAGAAGAATGCCAAAGCCACCCTTGAAAGTGCAAAGAACAGCAAGCAGAAAGCCCTATATGAAGCCACGGATGCTTTACATAAAGGAATTAATGAGATAGGGCAATATGTGGATGCCGGTAATCAAGTTATTGGTATCATGGAAACGCTTGGTATAAAAACACCTGAATGGTTGGAAGGAACAATGTCCGGGTTTGGCGAGATGTTGGATGGGCTTGGAAGTATAGACCTTATGAAACCCATGTCTATTGTTACCGGCGGGTTGCAAACGATAAAAGGGGCTTTAACAAGTATCACATCATTAGGTGGGGCAATCAATTGGAGCGGGAGTAATGCTAAAGAAGTAGCGGAAACGATAAACAGGCTTACAGAGCGCAACGAGATATTGGGTAAATCCATCGACCGTCTGACTGATATAATGGAAAAGTCTGCCGGGTCTAAGGCTATATCCGCCTATGAGGAAGCCCGGAAGAACCAGCAGGAGAAGAACGAAAATCTGCTTGACATCGCACAGGCGCAAGCGAGCTACCACAACTCACATAAGAGCTGGCAGTATTACATGAGGTGGACTGACGAACAGTTGAAATGGGCGCAGGAGAATGTGGATGCCAGCTTTACCGGGACAAACTCGCTGTGGAATCTTACTCCGGAGCAGATGAACAAGCTCCTTAGCAACGTCAACATCTACGAGCAGATAAAGAACGCTGGTAAAGGCGGTTATGGTGGTCGCGTCATAGAAGACCTGGAAGAATACGCCGAACAGGCTGGCAAGATAGCCGACCTTGAAGCCAGCATCAACGAGTCATTGATGAACGTTTCCTTTGACAGCCTGCGTAGCAGTTTCTTGGACTCCCTTATGGACATGGAGAAGGATGCCAAGGGATTCTCTGATGACTTCTCGGAAATGATGCAACGCGCATTGCTGGACTTCTCGCTCGGTGAAACGTTCGACAACGAGCTAAAGGACTGGTATAACGATGTGGCTAAATCCATAAGTGAGAATAGCGGGAAATTGTCTGAAATGCAAATGGCTGATTTCAAGAAACGCTATGACGACATTGTGAATGCTGCGATGTACGAGCGTGACAAGATTGCTGAACTTACCGGATACACTGGAGGCAAGGATTCCACCCGTGAAGCCTCCCGGAAGGGTATCGCCACAGCCTCGCAGGATTCGGTGGACGAGAACAACGGCCGGCTGGCTGTCATGCAGGGTCATACATACTCCATCAACGAGAATGTCAACCGTATGGCTACCGGCATAGATACTATCGCCGGCCATACCGTCAACCTCTCGTGTTTGACAAGCATAGACAAGACCATGCAGTCCATTCTTTCCATGCGGGATGCCTCGCTTACCCATCTGTCGAATATAGACAGCCACACGGCAAGATTGGAAGCCATAGAAAGCGCCATCGTCTTTATGAAGAACGATATTAATACGATGTTGATTAAGGGATTGAAACTGAGCAGGAACTGATGAAAGGACAACTCTACATAGACGGCAGGGACATCTTCATAGAACTGGGTGTTGCCACCCTGCAAGGCAATTACGGTGAGCTGGTTGCGTTCCCGCCCTCCAAAACGCCCGACAGCAACGACTGGGCGGAAGAGGACGGCAGGGAGTTCGACCTTTCGGAAATACATCTTGACACGAAGGACGTCACGCTTGAGTTCGGCTTCTTCTCCGAGTGGAAGTATAATGATTTCGTAGCCCTGCTTTCTGATATGGGCTATCACGATTTCAACTTCCCGCAGTTGGGACGCACATTCCGATTAAGGCTTTCTTCACAGAACAGCTTTGAGATGTACAGTACCACCCGGCGTTCCAGGTTCACCTTTACCAATGATTTCCCGCGCCCGGACGGTTATGTCTATCAGGAGCCGGAGAACAGCATCCCGCTGCCGAAAGGTTACGAGCTGGACGATGTGGACTTATCCGCTTATGGTGTGCTCATTCTCAAAGGCAGTAATGCGGAGATACTCAAATCCCCTGCCGTGAAGAAGAACCTGCTTCAAAACTTCAAATATCAGGACGGTGCTGTCTATGATGGTGAATACGTGAAGTTCCAGACGAAAGATGTGAACCTTAAATGTCTGATGCGTGCCCCGGACTTCGATACGTTTTGGCGAAACCGTGATGCTCTTTTGTATGACCTCACCAGACTATCCGCTAAGACCGATGCCGAAGGATACGAGTATGAAGACGCGGAGCGTATGTTTTATGTTGACGAATGGTCTGAAAGTTACCCGTGTTATTACAAGAGCTGCAAGACAGAGCATTTCAATCCTCTTGGCGGGATATGGTGGGAGTTCACTTTAACCCTTGTGTTCACCAGTTTCCGACTTGGGGATACCGAATATTTGCTTGCTTCGGAAGCCGGAGAGTTTATAATGACCGAAGATGAAGAATGTTTTATTGATTTAGGAGATTAGAACTATGCCATTAAGAAAGAAGAAAATATCAGAATTGCCCCTTGCCGACAGCCTAAAGGGATTATATACCATTGGTTACAAAATCATAGATGGTATCAAGACCAGTGTAAAGGTTAGCTTGGAAGATATTCAGACCGCTTATCAGGATGTCGTCAATGCAATTAAAAAATCAGAGGAAGCGGCCAAGAACGCAAATAATACCGCCACTACCGCCAATGAAAAGGCAGTACTTGCTGATACCGCAGCGGCAAATGCTAACGACACCGCGGAACATCCTACCTATATCGGACAAGACCACTATGTCTACAAATGGAACAAGACCGCCCAAGCATACGACAAGACAGACATCTACACCAAAGGCGATGCTTTCTCTATCAAGAAGGTATATGCTTCAGTTGCTAACATGGAAGCCGATAAGAGCAATCCGGATATTACAGAAGGTGATTTTGTATTGGTGAATACGGGTGATGTTGAAGACCCCGACAATGCAAAATTGTATGTCAAGGCTGATGGTGACTTTGAGTTCCTTGTCGATATGTCCGGTGCTATCGGTTTTACGGGCAAGACACCGCAGTTTTCAATAGGTACAATATCCACGCTTGAAGCCGGGTCAACGGCAACGGCTACCATATCAGAGGATGGAGTGGACAGTGACGGCAATCCGAAGTACAAAATAAACTTTGCCATTCCTCGTGGTAATCCCGGTGCTCCTTTCCGTATTGCCGGAGAATACGCCACCCTTGAAGCCTTGAAATCCGCCGTTCCCGACGGTTCGGCAGTTGACGGGTTCATGGCCGTAGGTACTGAAGCTCCTTACGATTACTACGCATGGGTAAACGGCGACTGGGTTAATCAAGGGAAGATAGCGGGCGGCGGTTCGGGGAACGTGGTAGTTATTCCTGCTGCTGCGATGAGCCTAAGCGACCAAGCAACATCCGATGAGATATTTAATGCTTTTGGTGGGAAAGACGCTTTCATGGATATATGTCAGAGCATCGTCAATAAAGATACTGTATGTGTTGTAGCAAACATCCCCGAAGAATCAGGGATGAAACTTGTATATATTCCAGTAATGGCGATGGCTACCTATACGGATGCTAATAATGCTAATTTTATGATGGCAATTATTACAGAAACGACTTTCCAATTAGTTGTAACAGTCACGGATGGAATTGCTACCCAATCGTCTCAGGTTTTAAATCATATTTACGAAGCCCCCTCTGACGGTAACGTCTACGGTCGTAAAAATAAAGATTGGGTGAAAGTTCCCGAAAACTCAAATGTCATTATCCTGCCGAAAGAAATACTTGACTTGACAGGTAGTTCCTCCTCAGAGGAGATATTAGCTGCATTTGGCGGTATAGATAAATACAAGGATTTGCTTGAAAAATTGAGCACAAATAATTGCTTGGTACAGATTGGAGAACCGTCATTAGGCTCATTAAGACATATCTATACTCTTGTAGAATATGCTGTCAATTTCGCTTCAAACAAACAATCGGGAGCGTTATCTTTAAATATCTACAACGAAGAGCAGCAGTTAAGAAGACTTCATTTCTATTTGGAGAACAACGGCACTACAGCCCGTTGTGGCGAGGCAAGCACTTTCCAGCTCGTCAGGGACACCGACGTCCTCACCAAGACCAACACTTCATCATTCACCCCTACGCAGCCTTATCATCCGGCGACGAAGAAGTATGTGGATGATAGTATAAAAGAAAGCCTTTACTATGTAAATAATGACAAATTCCTTAGCTATTTCATAACACCTGCATATCGTATTGATAGTGATGCCGAAGATTCTATTATTATGTGCTTTAATACTATTGATAATTTTAAAGCATTTGTAGACAAAGCGATAGATGCTGGGGTTACTCTTGTTTTTATAAATAATAATCTTAATGAAAAGATATACATTAGAGATTACCACGTTTATAGAAGCAACAATAACAACCGTGAATTATCTTTCATATTTAATTATTCCAATAATGGGGAAAGTTTTCAATTTATTACAACAAGAGTATTTATTTCTTATAATGCAAGTTACGGGTATAAGTTTGTAGTCAAGAACTTAATTTCTTCCGACAACCTCACCACCATAACCAAGAAAACCGCCGCCGAATACGAGGCTATTGGCTCTAAGGATGCCAATACAGCATATTGTGTAACCGATTAAAACAACAATTATGAGTAACGAAAATAGTAATCTTAGAGTTGGTTCGGCGGGAGCTGGGCTGTTGGTGGGAGACAAGCTGATTGCCGGGAAAGAGTTTGATTGGAGTAAGCTCTATGCCAATCTTAGCTATGTATGGCCTAATGGTGGAACTACTGGTAGTTTTCCTGTTATTATTGCTAATCTTAGTAGCGACCCTGTTCTTCTACAACGTGATGGAGAAACAGAAGAAGTTGCTCCTGGTAAAATTGATTGGTATACTATCGGTGGTCAAGGTCAAGCTATTTCTGAAATTTCTTTATTTAACGAAGATGCTAACGGCAATGGTTCCAGCAAACGAGTTGTTCAATTTTATTCCACAATGTATGCAGAGGGTGAGAGTATTAATTACGGTTATGCTCATAATCAAATTATGGATAAGAATGAACTAATTAATGATTTTACAAGCGAAGTGTATAAGCAATTTGCTTGGATTGTTTTTATTTTTGATAATTAAATAGATATGATTGCAATTAAAAGTGATAAAATAACAAGTAATATTATAGAATTATTAGAGACAGCATTTAAAACTAATTCACAATGAAAACAATCTTTTTAGACAACTGGTTTGCGAAATTTATCCTCTTTGGCAGCTATCATACAATCATGCTCTTCGGCTTCATCCTTACCAAACTGAAAGAACTGTCCAAAACGGCCATACGCCATGAACGGATACATCAGAAACAGTTCTTCGAGTGTATGGAGATAGCGGCTATCCCGTCCGTATTATTGTCACTCTATGTCAGTGCATGGTGGTTGTTACTTATCCCGCTATTCTATTACATTCTGTATGGCGTGGAGTGGTTCATCAGTCTTGCGTACCACTTGTTCACGGATGAACGGATAGGTGGCGGTAAAGTAAACGCCAACGCTTACCGTGCAAGTGCGTTTGAAATGGAAGCCAAACTCAACCAAGATAATCCGAACTATCTGAAGGAACGTAAATGGGGAGCATGGTTCCACTACTACGGCACCATTTAATAGCAACATCTATTTTTAAGATTATGATTATACACAACGGCAATGGGACAATCGAGCTTCTGACGGATGACAACAGTTATTCCTATGAGGCTGTAATGGGTGAAGATGCGCTTACGCTATATTTCTCTCATCCGGGCTACCTGTCCATTCCCGTAGGCTCATGGTGTGAGTTCTACGGAAAGCGTTATTCCCTCAAGAAAGAGAGTAATTTCAGGAAGAACGGAGAAAGGAACTATGATTATACGCTTATCCTTGAAACCTCGAAAGCCGATACGAAACTTTGGAAGATACGCAATACGGTGGACAACCGTATCAAATTCCCTTATACAGCCAAACCCAAAGAGCACCTCAAACTGATTGTCGATAATCTGAACAGACGTTCTTCGGGGTGGGTAATCGGTGAATGTATTGATGGTACGGAGAAGCTGATAAACTACAACCATACCTACTGCTTGGACGCTTTAAGCCAACTGGCAGAAACCTATGAAACCGAGTTTCAGATTACGGAAACTATCATAGAGGGTGTACATACAAAGACTGTACATCTAAAGAAAGTCGAGTACAACAAAGATAATCCTTTAACCCTATCCTATGGCAAAGGGCATGGCTTCAAGACGGGTGTCGGTCGGGAAAGTGGCGAGATACCGCCCGAAATCATCCTTGTGGAAACAACCGAACGGAATATCGACTACTCCAAATACGGTGCGAAAGAACTGCTGATGCCCAAGTCGCAGACCATTCGTTATGACGGTACGCACTTCGATGGCGAGGACGGCTTCAACGCGGATATTTCCCGTACCTACGAGACGGATGAATACGGTACGGGGGTCATGCGTGCCGACCGTGAGTTGACTACCGCCAAAGAGGACAGCCTTGATTGTACGGAGATTTATCCGTCACGTGTGGGAGAAATCAGCAAAGTAACTACGGTAGATACGGAAAAGCACTTCTATGATTTCTACGATAATGACATTCCCAGTAACCTCAATTTTGAAGACTGCCTTATCGAGGGTGAGAAAATGACAGTTGTCTTCCAATCCGGTATGCTTTCCGGCAAGGAGTTTGAGGTGAAATATACTCATGCCGGGCGTAAATTCGAGATAATCCCGCAGGAGATAGACGGTATCACCATGCCGGACGGTGGCGTATGGATGCCGAAGGTTGGCGACAAATACGCGGTGTTTGGTATCCAGTTGCCCGAAGCCTATATCAGTGACAATTCAACAAGAACGGGCGCATCATGGGATGTGTTCCGGGAAGCTGTCAAGTATCTCTACGAACACGAGGACAAAATGTTCACGTTCACCGGAACACTTGACGGCATTTGGGCAAAGAAACGCTGGCTCACGGTTGGCGGTAAAATCGTATTGGGCGGTTTCGTGAACTTCACGGACAATCAGTTCCATCCCGAAGGCTCTCTTATCCGTATGGTAGGTATCAAACGGTTTGTAAATAACCCGTACAGCCCCGAAATAGAACTGTCAAACACTCCAGTAGGCACATCTGTCAGCAGCGAGCTTAACAAGATAGGTACGAACGAGGTGCAGGTCGAGGAGAACTATAAAAAGGCACAACAGTTCACCAAACGTTATTACCGCGATGCAAAGGAGACAATGGAGATGCTTGCCGACAGCCTGCTGAACTTTTCCGGTGCAATCAACCCGATAACGGTCGCCACCATGCAGATACTCGTAGGTGATGAAAGCCTGCAATACCGGTTCGTCAACTCCAAGACAAACCCGGTTGCGGTTAAGCACGAGATAACCTACAATCAGAGCACGAAGGTGCTGAACGCCCCGGCTGGCATCATACAGCACATGACGTTGGGCATAACCGAAATCAAGAACAGTCATTCCGCAGGCGATTACAAGTATTGGGATATGGCGGAGTACAACTCCCCTTCGCTTGTCGAACCGGAAAAGAAATTCTATCTGTACGCCAAGTGCAGCAAGGGCAGCCAGTCGGGTACGTTCCTCCTTAGTGAGACAGCTATTGCGTTGGAACAGATAGACGGATATTATCATCTGCTTGTCGGTATCCTTAACAGTGAGAATAACGGGGAGAGAAGCTTTGCCACTTTGTACGGATTTACGGAGATACTGCCCGGACGAATAACTACGGATAAGATAGTTTCTTCTGACGGTAAGACTTATTTTGACTTGTTGAAAGGCGAGATAGCCGGATACATCAGATTCCTGGACGGACTGATAGGGACTGTTGGTATCGGTAATGAAACAACTGTCAATGCCGGCATGAGTGGGGAAGGAAACAATGGTACGGATGTCCGTATTTGGGCCGGAGCAGACAAGGACGGGCGTTGGAATGCTCCTTTCAGGGTTCTACATAGCGGAAAAACGATTGGTACTGATGTGGACTTACGGGGTGGGAAAATAGGAGCATTTGACATAACCAACCGAGGTCTGTCTAATGTAACCGATAATCCTGAAGCTTATATACAAATCAAAAAATCCGGTGGCAAATTCTTTGAGGTAAATACTCCAGGTGGTGCAATGTGTGGCATTCGCGGAGATGAAATGACAGCACTAAGTTTGAGTGCCTATGGTAATCATTCTATTGGTGTAGATATAATTGCCCAGGCTGGATTTGATACTTATGCGATAAAAGCGCTTGGCAATGTAGAATTAAATGCCAGAAGCGGTGAATCGGTAAGAGTAAACAGATTAGATGCCGCAGGAGTATCAATAGGTGTGAGAAGATTAGGCGTTGATACAGTCGGAGTGCCATCTTCTTATACGCTTGAGGATGCAGATGATTTCGTAACTTACAGCAATGCCTCTCCGAGTTATGACCCTGTTTTATATCTGCCGAGTTCCGCCAATTTGGGTAAGATGGTATTTGTAAAGAATCAGTTAAGTAGGAATATAATAGTAAGAGGAAATCTTATGAATGCCAATGATAGGGGAATCAAATCAGAAACAGCCCTGAATGGAGTTTCGAGTATTTATATTTTCGACGGTTCTCATTGGGTTCATTTTTTCTGTGGATAGAATAAAAAAATAAGATATGGAACTGAATGACTGGTTAGCAATAATAGGTGCGATAGGCGGCAGCTCTACAATTACATGGGCGATAACTTTTTGGGTGAACCGGAAAACGAACGCCCGTAAAGAGGACGCTTCCGCTGACGCTATGGAAAATGAGAATGAGCGTAAGCAAGTCGCTTGGCTGGAAGAGCGCATAGCACAGCGTGACACGAAAATAGACGGACTGTATGTCGAGCTGCGTCAGACCCAAAGTGCCCATTTGGAAGAAATCCATAAGCGGCATGAGATAGAATTAAAACTGAAAGAGGCTGAAATGAAGCGGTGTGATGTCCGGGGATGTAGCGGGCGGAAGCCGCCGAGCGATTATTAATATATGGAAGGGAAAAAGTTTCCCAACTATTCCCTTCCATTCCATTTTTAAACAGAGAAAAAACAAATGTGTTTTTCGTATACAAATATAATCTAAAATCAAAGAGATATGAAGTATTTTACGATAAAAGAACTTTGCCGTTCGACAACAGCGGCTTGTAAAGGAATTGACAACAGATGTGGCTGTGATATAGAAGCCAATCTGACAGCATTGGTGGATAACGTTCTTGACCCACTACGCGAATGGTACGGTAAACCTATTACCGTGAACAGCGGTTACCGTTGCCCGGCACTGAATAAGGCAGTGGGCGGTGCGGCAACCAGCCAGCACATGAGCGGACAGGCGGCGGACATTGATACCGGTGACAGACAACAGAATAAGCTGCTGTTCGAGCATATCCGCAAGAACCTTCCTTTTGACCAGTTAATTGATGAGAGTAATTTCGCTTGGGTACATGTGAGCTATCGGGCGGACGGTAAGAATAGAAATCAGGTATTGAAACTTTAAAATGAGATATTATGTTGACCGAATTAGTTTTTAAGCAAGTGGAAGAAGCCGGAGTTATCCGCCATGTGAGTGACCCGGTACAGGTGACCGGAGATTTTGGATTGCAATTGAAATTCATAGCATCCAAGAATGATTTTTACATCCTGCATAGTATGAACGGTACAGATTACAGTATTGCCTATTTTAGCGGTAATACAAAAACTGACGTAATCAATGTGCCTGTCCGCGGTATCATTCCCGGCATGTACATCAAGATAAGTACGAACACTGAGCCGGCTTCGGGTAAAATCCTAATGAGTGAGTAATTATGGAAGCAATTACTCTTTCTCATGTGCGTATTCCGTCAATAAACATTGGCGGGATATGCCTGCCCGGTATCGGTTCTCCGGGTAGTATTGGTAAAAAGGGACTTGTCTGGCCCGCTGGTATGAAAGAGCACATCAAGGCTTGGTATGACCCGAAGAAGCAGGGGTTGACTAACTATGATGTGATAGAGGCGTATGTAGAAGATTTTACTAATTGGAATTATGTAAAAGCAAGAGGAGTTGCAACTATTAGCCAACATAAATTCATAATAACAGAATGTATTCTAAAAGGTTTAAGTATTGTAGAAGATATTCAAGAACCATATTCCAATTTAACTGTTCGTATTATTGGTATAACTGATAATCAAGAAGTTTTAATTACCGATTATGTTAATGGGCAACACCAAATCATTAATACTATAACAGAAGACGGAATATATACTATTGAAGACAGACATCATTTTGTAGGCTTTGGATGTAATTTTGTAGGTACATGTAATATCACTATTGAGCAGCTCCCTACATCAATCCTAAAAGACCTTAGCGGCAACGGCAACCACGCCTACCTGTACGGCGGTAAGGGTAAGCTGAATAGCGGGATGGGAGTGTATCAGCAAGACTTTAGCAAATTAATCATCTCCAGAGTAGATAAAAAACAAGATCCATTCAGTTTTACTGTTAGTGGCAGTGGCGGTTCGTATCTTGCATATATGCAGCTTGGTAATTGGAATAATAAAGCGTTTAAAATATTGGTAAATATTAATGCAGAAAGAGATTATCTTCATTTGAGATTTAGGAATAACACTGATGCTGTAATAACAAGTGTAGCGTTAAAAAATGGCGAGAACATTATTCCTGCTCAAAATATTGAAGGTGCAACCAAAGCTGTATTTGAATATTCTTTGAAAGAAGGAGAAACTATCACCATTACCCAAATCCCCGACTACCCCGACCAGCTCTGCTACGACGGCAAGATGTACGCAGTGTGCTACGGTTTCCCGATATTAACGGATTATACGGTGATGGCGGAGAGGACGTGGTTTGAGAAAGAAGAATACAGTGCTTTTATATCCAACTCATTAGGCGGTATGGAAGACCCCAGTAATGGTGCTTTTAGCGTAGAGTTAAAATCTTTAAATAGTTTTACAACAATTAGTTTTGGAAGTATAACAAGTATTGGTATACCGGAAAAAGGGATAACTTATCAAACAAAGCAGTCTTATAACGGTAATTCTATCAATGTTGGAACAAAAGAAAGCAATGACATTCTTATTTTAGGGGGTAGATATTTTTATAAAAACGATAATGCCGCTGGAAATACTTGGACTGGCTGCCATGGCACCATCATAGTCGCCGACCGCAGCTTCACCGAAGAAGAGATAAACTGGCTGAAGGATAATTGGAAAAAGATATGAGAAAGTTACCGTGGCTATTAGTTGTATTGCTGGCAATCGCTTGTGTGGCGGCTTGGTTCCGCCCGCTTGAGCCTTTGCCGGCAGAAATACGTACCGAGACAAAGATACAGACGGTTGTCAAGACTGATACGGTTCTTATCTCTGCACCGATAGCGGTCTTTTGGCAGATATTACCGAATGATACTATACGTATAGGTGATACCTTGCTTCATCGCAGAAAGGTTGTGTATGAAGATAGTCTGTATCGTGCGGTGGTGAGCGGATATGTAGACCCTCGGATGGATAGTATGACTGTTTATCCGAGGACGGTCTATCAGACTGTGACGAACGACATCTATCATCCGGTCGCTATCAAACCGAAGAAGAAGCGTTGGGGATTAGGGTTGCAGGCGGGGTATGGTTATCCGGGCGGTTTTTATGTAGGTGGTGGGGTGAGTTATGATTTATTTCAGTGGTAATGGTGAAAAAAATATAGATCATAGTATTTCTATTTAAAATAAAATTCATATTTCATCCTTTTTGTGTATTTAGAAATAGTCTAAATTAGATGTGCTTTATAACAATTTATTTAGAAAATAAGTCATTTTGCACAAAAAATAGTTAGCTTTGTCGCTACAAATTTGTAGCGACAAAGCTAAAAACCTATAAATTTGTAATAATACTGAAATGTAGAACGAATTTATTTTTATTGGAGATTTGTTCTATAAAAGTTTTGGGAAAGGTTTATCCTATCTTAGAACTTTTATGTGTTAGATTAAAAGAAAAGCATAAAATGCCTTATATAAAGAGTAAGTCTATAGAAAATTATAAAGCAGCACTTATGCTATCAAGAGATAGTTGTGGAATGTATTCAGCATCTATACATTGTGCCTATTATTCTTGCTTTTTATTGGTAAAACATATTTTATGTCATAAGTGTTATATATCATATGCAAGTCAAAACAATCAAAATGCAGGTTCTCATTTATATATTATAAAGCTGATTCTTGATGATTTGTTGGCGAAAGGAGAAGATGATGCTTATGATATATTTGATACTAATATAAGTGAGTTGAAGAGATTAAGAAGGATTGCTGATTATGAGAATTCCCTTATTTCTCCTGATGAATCACGAGAGGCTCTTGTTATAGCAGATGAGACATTGGATATACTAAAAGATGTGTATAAAGGATTATGAATGCAACCGATTTTATAAAACAAATGATGGATAAAATGTCTTCTTCGGTAGGAGGCATATCCATAAAGTATGCTTTTGAAAAAAGTACGGGATTTCATATCGTAGAAGTTAGTCCTGATTTGGTAAGAGCAGGAAATGAAACGTATAAAAAAATAGCCCATCAATTTAGAATTGATTTTCACAAAGAGTTTCCAATGGAAGATATAATAATTTCCAAAGTGAACGATTTGCATGATATGACTAATATCATTTATGAAGTTTCAAATACTTCAATTAAAAGTTCAGGTTCATATTCATTCTCCACTTATCACTATGAATATGACGATGTTTATTTACCTTTAGCTGCTTAAAGAATGGCCGAACAAATTGCAAAATTCCGTTTTCTACGTTACAACATAATTAAATCGTCTATTGAAATAGATGATAACAAAGTCGTGAATGAAGACTTAACTGTAGAGTTTAGTCAAGAAGGGGCTGAATGTATCGAGAATAATTTGTATAAACACACTTTGGGTGTAGATATAATGGATAAAAATAATGTGATGCGTATTAAAGTTGTTGTTATCGGTCTTTTTGAATTTGACAGAGACGTAGACGAAAAACTTAAATCGACATTCTTTAATTCAAGTGCTCCGGCAATTTTATTTCCCTATGTAAGGGCTTATGTTACTACTTTAACGGGATTATCTGGAGTCAACCCTGTCATTCTTCCTACTTTGAATCTTGCAGTGAGATAGTTTGAGTAAAATTTAATGTATTTTCTGTTAAAATGTGATATCAACAAAAAAGTCTCGGCTTTGGTCGGGGCTTTTTTATTTAATAATTCTTCCTTGGCTTTGTATTTTTATGAAGTAACTTTGATTTAAAAAGTTGATATAAGATTATTTGTAATTATCTGAAAGCGAAAACAATAAGTAGTGCTATAATATGAAACAGAGAAGAAATAGAACCGAATCCAACTATAGACGTGCAAAGGTCAATTCATGGTGCAGGCTCTTGGAAAAGGACTTTGATTGGGATTATGTGTTTTTGTTGGAAATAGAACGCAAGAAAATAATGGAAATGCATGAATACTTTAAAAAGTGTACACGTTCAGATAAGATGCCTATAGTGGCAAGAGATTTGCGACTTTGTATCAATCTATTGGATATTGTACTCGAAAAGGATGATTTACAGTTAGAGTTTTCAGAAATGAAGACTATGCGTAGAGATGACGGTATGTATGAAATGGTAGAAAGTCCACATGTAATAGCTTGTAGGAATTTGTACATTAACACTAAAAATGCATCAAGGTTCTGTCTATTCAAATTCCCAACAGATGATTATGATATTGAAATTATTCATAAAGAAGAATTAAGAAGATATAAGGCATGGTATCTATATAATAAAATCAGAACTTACAAGTTGTTTTCTTGGTGGGATTAGGTAATAGGTGTTCATCGTTCTTACATCGTAAGGTTTTGCTAGGTAAGGTAGCCCAATAAGTTACCTTTCCTTTTATATTCAGATTTCAGGAAGAATCCAGATTTATTGTACATGAAGTGCCCCGACTTCCGTTGGGGCTTTTTTATTTACTTTTTATTTGATAATTCTCTCTTGGCTTTGTATTTTTGTAGATTAACTTTGATTTTATAATACTATGGATGAATTGCAAAACTATAAAACAGTGTTTGTTGTAGGTAACGGGTTTGATTTAAATCTTGGTCTGAAAACTTCTTATAAGGATTTTATGAAAAGCCATTGGTTTTCTGATATAAAGAACAATTTTTTGGTGGACTATCTTCGGAAGAAGCAATCTTTAAATTTATGGATTGATATTGAAAATGAGTTAAGTGTGTATTCACAAAGTACTTTTCTTCCAAGAATATATATAGAAGGTAAACCTAAAAAGGGTGACACATTGCGTGATGAATACAATGAATTGTGCTCTCATTTAAAGTCATATTTGATGGAGGTGACTAAAGAAGGGGGCTATTTCTCAGCTATGGGCACTTATGTATTAGATCAAGCGTTTAAGTTATCCCCAGTATATATCCTTACATTTAATTATACCAATACAATTGAAAATATACTAAGTGATATTTCATATAATGAATCAGAATATATAATTAACCACGTACACGGTACATTAAAGAATGGCTTTGTATTTGGAGTAGAAGATAATGCCCAAGTAGATAAAAAGCATGTTTTTTTGTATAAATCTCATAGTCCTTATCAAAAAGTAAAGGGTTTACCTTATATTTTGGATAACGCAGAAAGAATAATATTTTTTGGATACTCTTTGGGGCAAACCGACCATTCTTATTTTGATGATTTTTTTAGACGACAATCTCAATTTGGGTGTAAAGAAAAAGAATTTATATTTTATCACTATGGACAAAACTCTTATGATGATATGAAGTGGCAAATTAAAATTTTGACAAATAATCAGCAAGCTAAATTTGGAGAATATAATAATATTAGTTTTATAGATATAAACAAAGAGAGATAGTTCAATTTTACTAATAGGAATGGTTGGTAGATTTAATATTATGACAGAACTCAAATATACGTATGCTCTTGATAAGAATGAAAAGTGTGTTGGTATTGAAAATGCTCAGAAAGGAATAGAATATCGATGTCCTCATTGTAAAGGAGAAATGGTTGTAAAAGAAGGTTCTGTTAAAGTAAAGCATTATGCTCATAAGATAAGACCGCAAAACTGTAGCTATGAAACTTATCTTCATGCTCTTGCTAAGAAAAGAATTGAAGAGTGGTTTAATTCAGATGGTGCATTAAATATCTCTTTTAAAACAAAAGATAGATGCTCTAATTTTGAACATTGTCTATGGAATCATGATGACTATACTTCTTCTTATTATTGTGAGAAAGAAACGAGCCAATCTTTTAACTTAAAGAATTATTACAATGTAATCACTCGAGAAAAAACATATAAGGGGTTTCGTGCAGATTTGCTTCTTACCAATTCGGAGAATAAATATGAACCTGTTTTCATCGAAATTTTAGTTTCACATCAGTGTGAGAAGGGGAAGTTAGGGTCTGGGATACGTATTATTGAGGTGGCTCTAAATTCAGAATATGAGCTGAATACTATTATACAAAGTGGAATGATTTCCGAGAGCGAACGAGTGAATTTTTATAATTTTAAACGTAGATGTAGAATATCTGAAACTGAAGGTTTGATGCTTAATAAGTTCGTATTATTGGATTCTATGCAAGGGTTTTGTCCGAGTAATCGTAGCAATTGCAAAATATATACTCAGAGACATTCATCTGCTATATTTGAGATTACATTCGATTATTTGGCAAATCGTACTATATGGATAAACCCTTTTGTCTTTGGTTGGGCAATTGTATATAAGAATTACGAAAATGCAAAGAACTGTTTTTTATGTAAATATTATAAGGAAAATAGCTATACAAATCAAAGGCTATGTTGTCTATATAAAAAGAAAGGCATTGAAAAATATTGTAAATCTAATCAGGCTATAGGATGTAATGAATTCACAGTCGATGAAAACGTTATAAGTGAGAACTGCAATTATTTGTCTCATATTGTATATAATGTTTGGAAAAAAGGTATGGATAGTAGGGGGATAAATTATATAAAAGGAAAGGAAACTTACTGAACTGTCTTTCCTTTTATGGCTCATATTTCGAGTTGCCCAAAGACAGCGAATGACAGACTTTATGAATCTTCGTATCCAAAAAGGAGAGGAAACGGCTTTGATTGAGTTTGACAGCACCGGCAAAAGTCTTTCTGTATATGGGGTGTCGGTAAATAATGAATTTGACGTGCCGCGTTGGGATATGACTATTATGGATAATTGGGAGCTGATGATAGGTAATTGATATAAAAAATCCCCGTAGCGGCTCAACTACGGGGATAGTGTCAAATAACAGAGTATCAATATGAGATACTAAGTGTGCCTATTCTATTACAGATAAATCATCGTCAACTTCATACTGATTACAGCCAAAAGCCGCACACATTAAAATAAAGCGTTCTTTTATACCTAATCCGGTATATCTGTCTACGGCTCCACTACCTTTTGCATGGAGGCCTGCTGCGTATTTATCTATCTGAACTTTATTCATTAAATCTACATGAGTTTTACGGGCAAGTTTACTACTTGCAATCTCATATATAGATTTGTATTCATTTGTTCCCAATGCCACACTAAACATTGCCACTTTCCGGCTAATCTCACAGTATTCAAGTAGTTTTTTTATTTGATAATTGTACCCAGTTTCACCATTGCCATCAGGGTAATAGGGTAACAAAGCATTGCTTGACAGCTTACCTTTATACTTCATAATAATATCATAAGCAATACGAATGATGGGAGTTTTTATCTCAGTGCGTATAAGTCCATCCTTGTGCGTTTTTTGAGGTAAATAATGAATGTAAGGTA